ATGTTATTTTAACAGGTTCTTTGTCTAATTTCAATTGGTCTCAATATTCCGATTTTGATTTACACGTTATAGTTGATTTCTCTGAGTATGGTAAAAACGAAAAACTTTACAAAGAATTGTTTGATTTGAAAAAATTCGTTTTTAATACCAATCATGATATAAAAATATATGGTCACGATGTAGAACTTTATGCACAGGATGAAAAGGAATCTCATTTCGCCTCGGGTGTTTATTCGGTTATGAATGATGAATGGGTAAAAACACCAAAGAAAGAAAAGTTTGACGTGGATGAAAAAATTTTGAAAAATAAAATAAATTCTTGGACAAATAAAATTGAAAAAGCGATTAGTACGTCAACCAAATCCGATGACAAAGAAATCATAGATTCTGTAAAGGAAAAGTTGAAAGAATACAGAAAAACTGGTCTTGAAAAAGATGGGGAACTATCTTATGAAAATTTAGTCTTCAAGTTCTTGAGAAGGTCAGGACATATCGAAAGATTGTTTGATATGAAAAACAAAGTCATGGATAAAGAACTTTCGGTAGAGAGAGTGGTTCAAGAAAGTGTGGAAAATCTAGATACAAATGAAATCGTTTCCAATTCGGTTTTTTTAACCGAGCTTATGAAAATGGTGGACGAAAATCTGAGTTTTGAATTTACTCCAGGTCAGAAATTAATTTTTGATAAGGATGTTGAAAAAATCCAAGAAGCATTACAATTTTTGGGATTTCTTTTACCAAAATACGGAGTTGATGGAAAATATGGTCAAGAGACAAAAGGTGCGGTGGAGCAGTTTCAAAAAAAGTATTTGTTAACACCTTCGGGAAAATTGGAAACAAAAGACTTGAAATATATCATTGCGGCTCTAATTGTCAAAAAATTTAAAGATTTTGAATTATCTTCAATTCAATACGAAAAAGAAATAGACGGTGACATTTTTACTTATTTGGATTTAAACGACCCACAAGATTATGAAAAATACAAACAAATTTGTCAAAAATTTATTGACCACAGAAATTCAAATGCTCAGGTTGATGGAGAAATGATGGCAAGTTGTGCAAAAAAATATTTTTCACGAGGATATGTACCACCGGAGCTCGCACTTGCTCAACTTACTTTGGAAGGTGGACTATCTAAAGAACCTAACGTAAAACCAATTATTACCAAAAATCCTTTCAATGTAGGTAATACAGATTCGGGAAAATTGAATTATCAATCCTCTTTCGAGGACGGAGTTTGTTTATACTATGACTTGATGACCCGAAGTTATTTGACGGGTACAAGAAAACCTGAAGATTTGCTTAAAAACTTTGTAAATGTGGGTGGAAATAGGTATGCTTCGGCTCAAGATTATGAAAACGACTTGACTTCTTTGGTGGGAAGTATAAAAAAAGTCACACAGGTAGTATCTTGATATAAAATTATTTATAGAAAACGTATATTTATAAAGAAAAATTAGATGGCCTTAGTAACATATTCTTTAGGACCCTGTTCTGGTGGTTCTGCGATTTTAGTAGATTTTGATAGTTCGTCACTTCCTGCGGTGAATGGTAACTATTATTTGACTTTTACAGGGGCAACTCCTGAGGGATGTTATGATATAATTGACAATGCTGAGCCTGCTACAGGTGTCGATAAAGTTCTTACCATGTCATCTGATTATGGTGATTGTGGCACATGTTTATTAGTCCCAACTCCAACCCCAACGGCTTCGGTTACACCTACTCAAACCTCTTCGCAGACTCCAACTCCGACAAAAACACCAACAAACACACCAACTAATACTGCAACAAATACAGGAACTCCTACCCAAACACCAACACAGACGCCTACAAACACGGCCTCAAATACACCAACACCTTCAACAACAACTACAGCTACTCCAACACAGACACCAACTAATACAGCAACTATCACGGCTTCCCCAACACAGACGCCTACAAACACTGCAACAAATACTGGAACACCAACTCAAACACCAACACAAACTCAAACACCAACTAATACAACGACTAATACACCTACTCCAACAAAAACACCAACCCCGACACCTACTCCTCCTGGTTTTTGGATAATAGAAAATTACTCAGGTGAACAATTTATTGTTGAGATTGAAGGAGTATCACCAACGTTAGATAAAGTTTATACATTTACATTTAGTGGTGATACACCTTATGCTTGTTACGCAGTTGTTAACACAAGTTATGGTCCGATAGTTGATTATGCAATTTTTGAAGGAGGACCTTATGACGATTTCAATAATTGTACATCATATACTGGTACTCAAGTGAATACTTTCTATGAAAGTGATATACCGGGTTTACCAGGTTGTTGTGAAAGTGGAACAACAGCAAATCCTCCTCGTCCACAGTATGCAACAACTTACGGTGTTGCAATTCAAATGAATGCAGTTGAACTTGGAGGATTCAATGGATTAAATAATTAAAAAAATTAAATTTAGAAATATGTCAGATTTAAAACCAATCGGAAGTGAAAAATTAACTGGTCAAGATAAGATACAAAGAATTTTGGAGATTGCCAAATATAAAGAAGTAACCCCAAAAAATCTTAACGAAACGGCTAGTACAGAATTTTCAATCCCATTAGCGGATGGCACCGAATATCAAATAGTCAAGGAAAAATTAGGTTATGTTATCAAGAAAAATATTTCAGAATCTGTTTCTGATTATTTGGAACCTATGAAAAATAGAAAATATTATTCTTCATATTCTCAAGCTTTGAAGAGACTTAATTTACTAGCTAAAGAAATTAACAGACTAAACGAAAATGAAGAAGGTGTTGAACTTTTTGGTGAACAAAAAAAGTTTGTTTTAAAGACTCCTAAACCTGAAGTCGAAGTTGATGCTGTGGCAGCACCAGCTGCACCGCCAGCGGTACCTGCTCCTGAATTACCAGCCCCTGAAATGGCGGCTGATATGGGTCCTGAAGACCAAAGTCCTGAAATGGGAGATGTTGAAATGGATGCTGAAATTTCATCACCTGAAGGAGAAATGGAAATGTCTGCTGACATGGAAACTGAACCATCAGATGAGATGGTTTCTTTCAAATCTATTCAGAAATTGACTGGTAAATTGACACAAAAAATCAGAGAGTTTGACAATCAAGATGGAATGACCTCTGAGGATATAAAATATGTAATTAACATGGTATTGTCATCACTCGATTTGAAAAATTTAAGTGATGAGGATAAGGAAGATATCATGTCTAAATTCGAAGAAGCTGAAGAGAGAGGTGAGGATATGGGTATGGAAGATTCTGAAACTGAGGACATCACATCCGACACCGAAGTTGAAGATATTCAAGCAGACATGGATATTCCGGTTGACCAAGAAATGGGAGAGGGTCACGGTATGATTTTGAACAACGTTTTCAAAGAATCTAAAGTTGACAAAGTTTTGTCTAAATACTTTGAAGTTTCAAAAAAAGAAATTTTGGAGGAAAGAGAAAACAAAGTCAGAAGACAAAAAGAAAACAATGCTCGTCTAAAAGAAAAAATGAAAGGTATTGTTAAGTTTACTGAAACTGTTGAACAAGAATTAGCGTCGAAAAAATTTCTCGAAGAAAATTCAAAATTCACTTTGGTAGGTAAAACTAATAAGAAAAATTTGGTTTTTGAAAGTTCAGAAAAACAAGTAAAAATTACACCTGAGGGATTAGTAATATGAGTTATTTAATTTTTGTGAATGGTCTTGGACCTAACTACAAAGGTGATAATATTTACGAATTTATTTTTTCTGATGATATAGATGTTTGGGGAGAATCTTGGGAAAGTAAACCTTCTAATGGATATCCAAGTCCTCCTGAACTAAATAAAATTAAAAAAGTTGGAGTTTTGAGGAATACCGATATTAAGTTGGAATTAATTCAAAACTCCGATTTTTTTTGTATGATAGACGCAATGGATGATGTTGTGTCTTTAGCTTGGGAGCCAGATGAAGTTAGAGGACAAAAGAGATTGGTCTTCAGATTTGGTGAGGATGAACAAAAAATCAAAGATAAATTATACGAAAGAGATTTAATTCTCGAATTTGAAAAAAAAGTAGTTTATGAAAAATAATATAAAGGCACTTGAGTTAGTAGAAAAAGGATTATCATCAAAATTAGTTTCTAAGCTTACAGAGAACCAAATTAGTTCTTTACATAAGAAATTAGTTTCTGAAATTACTATGGTTTCAAAAGATGACTCTACAACTATGCAAAGATTAAAAAATGAGAAAAAACCTTTTGAGGTCTATGAAGATGAAACTGATGATGTTACTGACCAAAATGCTTTAGGTGCCGACGCACTTCAAAATCTTACAGGTCAAGAAGCTCCTCATGATGCTAATGATATGGCACCTGATGGAATGGATGACGATTCTGACAATAATAGAAAAATGATGGGTATGTCGGAAGGTAAAAAGAAACAAAAAACAAATCCATGGGCAATTTGTACCGCACAGTTAGGTAAAGAGTTCGGAACTACAGAAAGACATTTGTGGAGTGCAAAAGAAACCAACAAGTATGAGAGATGTGTTAAAGACGTAAAAAAATCTTTGAAAGAAGGAAAAAATCCTATATCTTTATTTTTGGAAAACGAAATTTTGAAAATTGTTGAAAAACATTTACCACCAAAAATAACAAAAGGAGAAATTATGAAATATCTTTCTGAAGGACCAACAACCGCACCAACAAAACCCGGTACTAAAGAAAAACCTGGTACAAAAGAAAAACCTGGTAAAACTGAAAGACCAATGAGACCAGGAAAAAACCCGCACCCAGGCGAAAAAGAAGCCCCAAGGGCTAAGAAAGTTAATCCCGAAGAGGCGAAGGATAAAGTAATCAAAACAATAATGAATCTTTTAAAAAAATGAAAAAAATAGTTAGAGAACAAATAGATTACGGTGACTATCCTGAGAGGATGGACCCAAAACTTGAAAAAAAGTTAAAAAGTCCAGAAAGTCTTTATGCATCCAATCCTGCTTTCAGAAAAGGAGAAAAAGATGTATCAAGAATTGCAAGCTCAAGATTTAAAAAAGTTGTCGACAAATTGAGACAAGCCAGAGGTCTTGAAAGAATTACTCCAAATATGATGCAACAAATTTATATGGAGGAAATGAGTAAAGTCCCAATGGTAATGAGAATTGAGGGTCAACACAGACAAGCGTTGGAAGAACTTGCAAAAAAAGTATCTTTAGAAGAGACTGAGGTACCTGAAGGATGGTATCAAATAGAAGCATTATTGAACAGAGAACCAATTGATGTATCCAATTTCAGATATGAACCTGAAGAAAAAGAAGATGAGGACGAGGAGGAAAAAGAGGAACCTGAAATGCCATCATTCGATGTTGAGGATTTAACTGATGCGGAACAACTTGAACTGGAAAAACATAAAAGAAATCTTATAAATGCAATCGTTCAAGGAGCGGCAAAAAAGGGACATTATTTGTTTCAAAAACCTGAAGTTAAAGCAGAACTCGATAGAATTGATAGTCGACTTTATCCAGCTTATTTAGGTATCATGGCAATTAACGATTTTCTTTATTTCAGTATGGAACAGATGATAGAGCAAATGTCTCAAACAGGACAAGGGGTTGCTGGAAAAGTTGAATTGGATGATGCTGATGACGATGGAGGAGGTGAAGGAGAAGAAAAACCTGACACAAAAATAATTGCCGAAGGTATTATTTTCCCAATTCTAACCCATGAAATCATAAAGGGGATAAAAGCTGCAAACGCACGTTTCGGTCTTCCTTCAGAACCTAGTATGAGAGAGAAAGTAAAATCACAGGTAGACATCTTATCAAATGAACCAATGCAATTACGTATTGGTCCTGAAGTTACTGAAATGATTAGAGTAGCTCTCCCTGATGAAATGTTTGACCCTTCGAATAAAGGGTTAATAAACTGGTTCGAAATAGAACTATACCAAATTCCTGCACAAGAATTTTTAGAAATAATCGGAAATGCAATTTCAAACGATGAAGCTAAAAATAAAAAAGCCACTCAGAGGTTTGAAGAACTTATGAGAAGAGCTATGGAATTGAAAAGGGAATACGAAGAGTATCAAGAAGAAGAGGGTGAAAGTGGAGATGAAGATGATGAGTTGGACGATTTCTTGGGCAGTTTGGGTATATCTAGACCCAAATAATTTTCTGTGACCAAAGAACAATTAATTATAGAAGTTACAAAGTGCATGAGGAATACTCCTTATGCACTTCGTACATATTTGCAAACTTACGATAATACTGTTTCTAAGTATGTTCCGTTGGATTTATTTCCTGACCAAATCAAGTTGATTGAGGATTACGATAGTTGCAATGAAAATATCGCCTTAAAATATAGACAAGCGGGTGTTACTACGGTAACCGCTGCTTGGGCATCAAAAAAGTTAGTTTTTGCAAAAAAACAAAAACCTGAGAAAATTCTAATTATTGCCAACAAGCTCGATACCTCAGTTGAAATGGCTAATAAAATTCGTGGTTTCACTGAACAATGGCCCGCTTGGGTTGGAGTTGGTTTCTCCGCAGAAAAAAATTCCCAAAGGCATTTCAAACTTACCAATGATTGTGAAGTAAAAGCGGTAGCGACATCAAAAGACGCACTTAGAGGTTATACACCTACTATTCTTATTTTCGATGAGGCTGCGTTCATCGAAGCCGACAATGATTTCTGGTCTGCTTGTATGGCTTCCCTTTCTACAGGTGGTAAAGTAATTGTTGTTTCAACTCCAAATGGTTATGACCCAATTTATTATGAAATATACGACCAAGCTCTTAGAGGAATGAATGATTTTAAAATCTCCGAGATGTATTGGTTCAAAGACCCAAGATATACGAGAGATTTATTCATGGTCAAAACGAATGATTTAGTACATTATTTGTTGAACCGTGAAGAATACAAAGCTGAAGATATAGTTGATTTATCAGTAGAAAACCCATACGAAAGAGACCATGAAATAACAAAAGAATATATTTCAAAAGGTTACAAACCCTGTTCGTCTTGGTTCGAGAGTATGGTTAAAAAATTGAAGTATGATAGAAGAAAGGTGGCACAGGAGTTGGAGTGTAATTTCTTGGGTTCAGGAGACAATGTCTTTGACTCCGATTTACTTTTGAACATATCAAAAAATCAACTCAGAGACCCTTCAGCAAAACTAATGGGTGGTGCTTTATGGATATTCAAAGAGCCCGAAAACAACCATAAGTATGTTATGGGATTAGACGTATCCAGAGGAGATTCTGAAGATTTCTCAAGTATACAAATTATTGATTTTGATGAAAGAGAGCAGGTATTAGAATATGTCGGGAAAGTACCTCCCGATGTCTTAGCTGAAATTGCCTTCAAATGGGGTTCAATGTACAACGCATATTGTGTAATTGATATAACAGGAGGTATGGGAGTTTCATCCGCAAGAAAACTTCAGGAAATGAATTACGAATTTGGTCTTTATGTAGACAATGTGGACCCAAACAAAAAATGGAAGTGGGACCCAAAGGCAAATGAAAAAATACCGGGTATTAATTTCAATAATAAAAGGGTACAAATAATTGCTTCATTTGAAGAAGCGATACGACACGGATTTAAAATTTATTCTCATAGGACTTATAATGAGATGAATACTTTTGTTTACATTAATGGTAGACCTGACCATCAGAAAGGTCAGCATGACGACTGTATTATGGGACTTTCGATGGCAATTTATGTCGCGGAGAAATCATTCCAGTCTTTACAAAAGGTTGTAAATCATACTAAGGCGATGTTAAATTCTTGGACAAGTATCTCACACGAAAATAAAAATACATCTGAATTTTTCAATCCAATGGTCCCTCAGATGGGTAGACAAAATGGATACAATTTCGGTGCACCTACTAAAGGTGACTACCAAAAATATGGATGGTTATTTGGTGTAAAATAACTATTTATATTATTAGGGTATAAAGTAAAATTGTAAAATGAGTGAGCAGAATTTAACGGTATGGCAGAGACTTTCCAAAACATTTGGTCCTAATTCTTTACTGAACCAAGACTATCCAACTTATAAGTTTGATAAAACTGAGTTGTTAAGAACAAAGAATAGAGATGAATATGAAAGAGAGAAACTTCAAGCACAACAAAGTTATTATCTTGCAAATCAATGGGCTAAGGTAGAAAATAACCTTTATTCTCAGGCAATTTACTACGAACCATCAAGATTATCTGCTCAGTATGATTATGAATCAATGGAGTATACTCCTGAGATTTCAGCTGCGTTAGATATCTATGCCGAGGAGTCAACAACACCCAACGAAGATGGGTTTATTTTACAAATTTATTCTGAGTCAAAAAGGATAAAGGGTGTATTAGCTGACCTATTCAACAACGCCTTGGACATTAACACCAACCTTCCAATGTGGACAAGAAATACTTGTAAATACGGTGACAATTTTGTTTATTTAAAGTTGGACCCTGAAAAAGGAGTGGTTGGGTGTCAACAACTTCCGACAATTGAAATAGAGAGACGAGAAGTTGGTGTCAGTCAAAAAATTACTGTTGAGCCAGAAAAACCTGAGGATAGAAAAGCACTTCATTTTGATTGGAAGAATAAAAATATGACTTTTCAATCTTGGGAAATTGCTCACTTTAGATTATTAGGCGATGACAGAAGATTACCTTACGGTACATCTATGTTAGAAAAAGCAAGAAGGATTTGGAAACAACTTCTTTTGTCCGAGGATGCGATGTTAATTTATAGAACTTCAAGAGCGCCAGAAAGAAGAATTTTCAAGGTATTTGTTGGAAACATGAACGATGATGATGTTGAAGCATATGTACAACGTGTTGCGAATAAGTTTAAGAGAGAACAAATTGTGGACAGTAAAACAGGTCAAGTTGATATGAGATTTAATCAAATGGCTGTTGACCAAGATTATTTCGTACCGGTACGTGACCCAGCAGCACCAAGTCCAATTGATACATTAGCTGGGGCTCAAAATTTATCTGAAATTGCGGATATAGAATACATTCAAAAGAAACTATTAACGGCTTTACGTGTTCCAAAAGCATTTTTGGGATTTGAAGAAGTAGTTGGTGATGGTAAAAATTTATCATTACAAGATATTCGTTTCGCACGAACTATCAACAGAATTCAAAGGAGTATGTTACAGGAAATGAATAAGATTGCAATTATTCATTTATTCCTTTTGGGTTTTGAGGACGAACTTGATAATTTTACTTTAGGTTTAACAAACCCTTCAACACAGGCGGACCTGTTGAAAATCGATGTTTGGAAAGAAAAAGTTCTATTATATAAAGACTTGGTTGCAGACCCAGGAAACGGAATCCAGGCAACATCTTCTACTTGGGCTAAAAAACACATTTTTGGTTGGTCTGATGATGAGGTAAAACTCGATTTACAACAACAAAGAATTGAAAGAGCGGTCGGAGAAGAATTAAAGGCAACTCCTACCGTAATAACTAAGACAGGGGTATTCGACAATATTGACAAACTTTACGGTTCCTCAACTGGTGGAACAAAATCGAGTGAGGCTTCCACGACACCAGGAGGTGAGGAAGTATTGGGTGGATTACCAAGTGCTGGTGGAGAGGAAACTTTACCAGCTGAAGCACCAACAGCACCCGAAGAACCAGCACCAGCTGAAGCGGCAGTAACACCTGAGTCAAAGAACAAAGATATGAATATTTTGATTGAAAATGATTTGATTGAAGGTAAACAAATCATTGAACTTGGTGGTGCACAAGAATCTTTAGGAAAAATTTCTGAAGAACTAGACAAGTTATTGAACTCCTAATATTTATTTACAAATAAATCACACAATGACTTTCGGCCTAGTAAAATCAACAATTGAGTCAAACTTATTGGATTCGTATAAAAACGAAAAAGAGTTCAAAAAAACTCTCAGAGAATTCAAAGAAAATGTTTTGAATAATAAACAAGTTTCAAAACTTTATTCAGTATACGACCAACTTTCTCAACCTCAAGGTTTAAATCAAGTTGATGCCGAAAATTATTTGAATGAGGGGTTGAATTTGATTGAAAAAATTCTTCCATCGGTAAAGATGCCTTCATCAACAAAAAAATCAGAAAACAATCTTTATTCGGACATTGATACATTGGTTTACACAAACAAATTGAATTTGAAAGAAAGAATTCAATCAAGAAAAAATATTTTGAATGTTCTGATGAGTGAACCAAAAAAGATTACTGAGGGAATAAAAATTCCTGTTAGTTCAATGGTTAAAATTGCTAATTTAACTCTCGAAAACTATATCAAAGACATGGACTCAGAGAGTAAAAAAATATTCATTGATGTAATCAAGGGAGATAAAGAAAATATGGAAAAAGATTACTCTACCTTGAAAGAAGGCACAATTGACAAATTGAAAACTTTGTTCACTGAGTCTGAAGAGGGTGAAATCAAATCCAAAATCTCTGAGACTATTGAAAAACTACAAAAAGAAGAATTCACTCAGATTAATTACGTGAAATTAATTTCTTTGAAAAACGGGTTATAATCCGTTCCTTTTTTTCTGAACGTAAATTGCTTTGAGAATTTTTTTCCTTGACTTTACAGATTTCTTTTCAAATTCTTTTCTTTCGTTTAGAATTTGATTTTGTTTTGTTTTGATGACTTTGTTTTTGAGAATTTTTAAAGACTTCTCTAAGTTGTCATTATTTTTTACTTCTATAATTAACATAATTCTAAAATAAATATACTAATTGTTTTCATTTTTGACAATGAAACAACTTACTCTTATTTTTAACAAAAATAAACATAGTAATATGAACAAAAATGAAAAAAGGAAAAAGTGTAAAACTAAATCTATTCAACCCAATAAAATCAATGTATGGAACGGTAGATTCTAAAAATTTGAAATCTGTTTTTATAAACATTCAATCTTGGGTCACACCCAAAAATGAAATGGAAAATTGGGGTAGAGTTGTTGGTAATCTGAACAGAGAAATCAAACATTCGATTTTAAATTCCAATAAATCTGAAATATTTCTTCCAAAAACTATAGTCGATTTAGACTTACGTGTTAGTGGTATTTCAATAGGTAAAAAATCTTTTTTTAATCTTGAAGTTAATTTGTTTTCAAACGAACAATTAGATTTTAAATCTGAAAAAATCAAATTTGAAATCAAACAAATTATTAAATCTATCTACATTAACAATATCGAAAAAAACAAATATTTTACTTTTTCTAAGTCAAAAAAATAATTAACAATTCAATCTTGTATATTTATCTGAAAACAAAGGATGAAACAACTTCGTATATTAGAGGCAAATGAACTTGGTCACGGAATTCTTATAGAGATGGACGCGGGTTTTATAAATCCAAATGACTCATTGAATTTACCATTGTTGGAACAAGCAAAAAAATTAGATTATAAAAGTCCTTTTGAATTCTATGCTGTACTTCAAAAGTATGACACACCAAATAGAAACGGAAGATTTTATCCTGAAAAAATATTAAAAAGAGAAGCGGATAGATATAAAAAAATTATTCAAAAAGGACTATCTACATCAGAACTAAATCACCCTGAATCGTCTCTTATTGACTTAGATAGAGTATCTCATTTAATAACTGACATATGGTGGGATAAAAACATATTGATGGGTAAATTGAAACTTCTTACAAGTCCGGGTTTCCACGAAACAGGTGTAGTATCTTGTAAAGGAGATGTTGCAGCAAATTTAATGAGACAAGGAGTAACTATGGGAGTTTCATCGAGAGGTGTTGGGTCATTAAAAAAAGTTGGTGAAAGAAACGAAGTTCAAGATGACTTTGAATTAATTTGTTTTGATTTAGTTTCTTCACCGTCAACACCCGGTGCTTATTTATTTTCTGATGTAAATGAGAGGGGTCAATACGAAGAAAATTTAGAGGAAGAAAAAGTTGCAAAACTTGAAGGTCCAATGAATAAATCTATTGATTTAATGAAAAAACTTAACGATTTTTTGGGAAAATAAATTTATGGACGAAAAGTATTTTGTAGCAAAAATTCAGTATGAACTTCCTGATGATACCACAGGTAAAATAAAAAAAATCAGAGAAGAAAAATTAGTAAAAGGTTTTTCGGTTACTGATGTAGAAGCTAAAGTAACCAAAAGGTACGAATCATTTTCATATGATTGGAGGATAACTTCAGTCTCTGAAAGTAAAATTGATGAAGTAATTGAAAAATAAAAGTGGTCTTAGGGCCACTTTTTAGTTTTTATAACTATTTATTGTCAAATTTACTTTTTATGTATATTTCTGTTTCCTATAAAGATTCGAGGGAGGGCAACCTTCTCGCCGTAGTCGAATGTAATACTTTTTCTTCAGGTATCAATTATTTGGAAAAACAAGGTTTTCAAATTATCGGTTCAAATCTTGTAACATCTACCATGGATGTAAAATCTGCCATGGCTACAGTAAGTTGGAGATTACAATTTAGTTTGATTGAGGGAAGTAGTGTTGATACCGTAATAATTTTTGATGATGACTGGAGACAAATTCAAGCTGTTATAGACATGAGAAAAGAAATGGGTTGGCAAATAGATTTTATGACAAGACAGGTTTCAAGTTTTTTCTCAGCAGTATAATAAATTCCATAATTTTTTAACTTTTTTTATAATTAACAATATTTATTAGTTAAATCAATAATTATTGCTATGCAAGAAAATAAAAATCTAGTAGAAGAGGCGCTCATTCAAATGAAAAATGTTGAAGAGGCTATCGCCGAAAATGCAAAAGGAATACTTGCTTCAACGATGAAGGAAGAAATCAACCAATTAGTAAAAGAATCTCTTTCTGAACAAGAGGAGGTTGACGTTGACGCTGAAATGGAAATGCCCGCTTCTGATGAAGAAGAGATGGACATTGAAATGGATGCAGAAGTTGATGACATGGAGGGTGAAATGGAAATGGAACTTGACATGGATTCTGATGAAACTCCAATCGATTTGACTGGAGCGTCTGATGAGGAAATCTTAAAGGTTTTCAAAGCTATGAGTGAAGAGGATGGAATTATCGTAACAAAAGACGATGAGGAAATTCAACTCACTGACAATGACTCAGATAATGAGTACATTATTAAACTCGGTGAATCAAAAACAAAATCTAAGGTTAATGAGGAAGAAAATTCTGACTTGGATGCAATTGTTGCTGATTTGTTCAAGGATTCTGATGAAGACATGGAAACAGATATGGAAACTGACATGGAAACTGAAATGGAACCTGAAATGGAAGGTGAGGAAGTAATGTATGAAATTACTTTGGATGAGGAATCTGATGAAGATGAAATGATGGAATCTGATGAAGATGAAATGATGGAATCTGATGAAGATGAAATGATGGAATCTGATGAAGATGAAATGATGGAATCTGATGAAGATGAAATGATGGAATCTGATGAAGAGGACGAATCAATGCTAGATGAGAAATCTGATGAAGATGACAATTTAGACGAAGCGTACAACCACAAGAAAGCGATTAAACCTAAAGGTGTTGGAATTGGTAAAGGTCCTAAATTTTCTTACAAGTCATCTGGTAAAGGTGGATTCAAAGAAGATATGAAGCAGGGTAATGCTACTATGGGAACTGGTAAAGCTAAATTCGAATACAAGAAAGGTGCTAATATGGAAGGTAAATCCAAAATCGTAAAGGCTGAAACTAAAGAGGGATATGGTTCTAAAAAGCACGAGTTCAAGCGTAAAAAAGTTGACGGTGTTGAAAAGAAAGCTGGTGACGTAAAAGGTCACTACAAGGACTATGAAAAAACTGAAACAAAAGAAGCTGCAAGAACATACGCTATGGGTTCTAAAGAAGGAAGAGGTTACAGAAAAGCAATTTCCAACAATAGAAACTATGTGTATACAGACAATGGAGTTAAAGTAGAATCCCTCGAGGCGGAAGTAAGTATGTTGAGAGAAAAGAATGAGGAGTACAGAAAGGCTCTTAATTTATTCAGAGAAAAATTAAATGAAGTGGCTATTTTTAATTCAAACTTAGCTTACGCAACAAGATTGTTCACTGAACACTCAACTACTAAAAAGGAAAAAATTAACATCCTAAGAAGATTTGATTCTGTTGAGACTTTGAAAGAGTCGAAAGGTCTTTATAAGTCAATCAAAGAAGAATTATCTCAAGGAGAAAGTAAATCGATTACTGAGTCTGTAGAAAACAAGTTGAATACAACTGTGACTTCAGGTTCAGCAATCAATCTTATTGAATCAAAAACTTACGAAAATCCTCAGTTTATGAGAATGAAAGATTTGATGAGTAAGATAAAATAAAAATAAACAAAAACTAAAAATACTCAAAATGGGAGCATTATTAGAATCAGGTCTTGTTGGTAACATCGGTCTTAAGCACCTTAAAGTTATCAAAGAAGACACAATCAGCAAGTGGGACAAATTAGGATTCCTTGAGGGTCTTAAAGGTCACTTGAAAGAAAACGTAGCTCAGCTTTATGAAAACCAAGCAAGTTACTTAATCAACGAAGCAGCAACGACATCTGATACAGGTGCGTTTGAAACTGTGGTTTTCCCTATCGTTAGAAGAGTTTTCTCTAAATTGTTAGCTAACGATATTGTATCAGTACAAGCAATGAACTTACCAATTGGTAAATTGTTCTACTTTGTACCTAACATTCAAAGTTATACTGATGAAAGCACTGCTGATAACGGTATTCACCGTGCACCAGTAGGAGCACCAAACGGTCCAACAGACCCAAACAATGGTTACGATTATAATGCAGGAAGAGACCTTTATGATAGATTTTATGAAGGTAACGAACCAGCATTAGACCCACCAGGTTTGTATGACTATTCTAAAGGTCAATTCTCAGCTGTGACAGGTACTGCAGTAACCGCTGTATGGAACAACACAACTTTGAACTTAAATGTTTCAGGTTATGGTGAAGACAATTACAGAAAGGTATTGTTAATCATGTCAGGTTTTGCTAGCGATGGTGCTGGTAAATTAATTGGTCCTGATGGTCAACCAATGGACAACGAGTCTTTCTTGGCTGATTTGACTATCTATGGTAGTGCAACAGGAAATAACCTCAACACTGGTACAGGAAAAGCTGGTGGTCCATACCTTTTCAGAGTTGTAACTCAGAGATACGGTAAAGGAATCGTTCAGTATGGTAATACGAACGCAACTGCAGTTTTCCCTAACAGTAAAACAGGTGGTGGTCAGTATGATGACCTTTGTACTCCTGATGGAGAAATCTATCTTGAAGTAGACCTTCAGGTTCCATGTTGTGTAAGTTGCACAGGATGTATTGATGGTTACACAGGTTCAACATTCTCTTCAACTACAGCAAATAACCAAGCTTTCACTCCTGTATACAGAATTTACAAGAATTTGGAATTCGAAGACAGAATGGGTGAGGTTTCATTTGACCTTATGTCAGTAACAGTTTCTGTAACTGAAAGAAAATTAAGAGCTCAATGGTCACCAGAAATGGCACAAGACGTTGCAGCATTCCACAACATCGACGCTGAAGCTGAATTGACAGCTTTGTTGTCTGAGCAAGTTGCAGCTGAAATCGATAGAGAAATCTTGAGAGACCTTAGAAAAGGTGCAGCTTGGAACTTGAGATGGGATTACAACGGTTGGAAGAGATTAGGTACTAACGCAGTTCCTTACACTCAGAAAGACTGGAACCAAACGCTTATCACAGCAATCAACCAAATTTCAGCTCAAATCCATAAGTCTACTTTAAGAGGTGGTGCTAACTGGATTGTTGTATCTTCTGAAATCAGTGCAATTTTTGATGACTTGGAGTATTTCCACGTTTCAAATGCAGCTCCTGAGCAAGACCAATATAACATGGGTATTGAAAGAGTTGGTACTTTAGCTGGTAGATATCAAGTGTATAGAGACCCTTATTTCCCACCAAACCAAGTGTTGTTGGGTCACAAAGGTACATCTTTACTTGACACAGGTTACATCTACGCACCATATGTACCTTTACAACTTACTCCAACAATGTATAACCCATTCAACTTCACACCTATCAAGGGTATCATGACTAGATACGCTAAGAAAATGGTTAACAACCGTTTCTATGGTAGAATCACAGTTGATGGAGTTAGAACATTCGATTTGAAAGAGTTGAGATAATATGGTCTAACCAAAATATAAAAGGGTCCTTCGGGACCCTTTTTTTTAAATATTATTTGTTTCTTGTTGGTTGAAGTCTTTATTGTTGATAAACTTAGAATTTATTATTGATAAAGATTTTGAAATTACTTCACTTTCCAATAACGAAAAAACTCCTTTTGAATAAGAGTAATCGACACATTTATTTAGAAAAAAAAGAGATTGTTCAAAGTTCAAGTCCTCTATCAAATTTCTAACATCTTTGAGGTCTTGGAATTTTATAGACTCGAAAAGTTGACCTCCCGTCTCCTGATTGAAATTATTAATCATTTGTAATATTTATTATAGTATAATATATGAAAAAATTCAATATTAAAGAAGCCACGACTGCTGCAAGTAGTGGGAAATTTAAAGTTCCAATTGTTCTATCACCACAACCGTGGACAAATGATGAACTTGGTCCTTTCATTGAACCTGTATACAGTTATACAAACGCAGAACTTGCTTATGAGGAAGCAGATGGTGATTTCAAACAGTCTCCTGAAGAAAGAGAAAAGATTGAAAGAAGAACAAAGAAAATATCAAAGGTTGATGAATATTTGAAACAATTTTACACAGGACAAAGTGATGAGGGTGGAAGTAACATTGCTGATATAGAGAACCCTGAGGATGTCATTAAAAAGGCTGTAGGACCCCTTAAAGAAGAAAAGGTTTTGGATGAAGATTTAGCTGTTTGGTTCGGTACAAAGAAAAAACCTAAAGGAAGTAAAGAACCTAAGGGACCTTGGGTGAACATCTGTAGTAAAGTTAATGGAAAACATCCACCTTGTGGTAGACCTGAAGCTAAAACAAAATCATATCCTAAGTGTAGAGCCGTTCACGTCGCCTCTAAAATGTCCGAATCTCAAAAAAGAGCCGCTTGTCAACAAAAAAGGAGAGAAGAGAAAAAAAACCCTAAAATTGGAACAGGAAACAAACCAACTATGGTCTCATACAAAACAAGAAAAGAATCTATCAATTCCTTGGTAAAAAAAGTTTTGAAAGAAATTTACGAACCAAAAAAACTATATCCTGTCGAATCGGTTTATTCAGCAGTATCTAAAGCTCCTGTCGAGTTAAAAAGAATAGTTTCTCAATTGAAACCAATCCCTTGTGTAAACGACAATGGTGAAAAAAGAACGTGTTTCAAAATTCCTGAAGTATTGTATGTATATTTTTCAGGAAATTATTGATTGACCTTTTGAAGAATATTTTTTAGGGAATGTTGAATGTTATTTGAAATCTCCATTTCAAGTTCCTCTTTTCTTTGCTCTATTTCGGAGTCAAAATTTTCTAAAAGTTCACCATACAAGTCATTATTTTCGATATATACACTATGACTGTAATCATGGTTGGTAATTTGTATAGTTCTGCTTGTTATGACAATAAAAATGTCAAATTCGTCATTCCTAATAAACCTTTTATTTGATTTCGGAGCGTAATGAAGTTCTGAGTCTTTTTTGGAAATCAATTTGGAACATATGTCAATTGAGAATTGTTCCTCTGCTGCGATTGGAGGTCTTGGGTCGAATTTTTCTTTGAGTGTGAGGTATATCCTGAATAATATACGAGGGATGTAACCTGTGATATTTCTTTCCATTCTACAAAAATAAATGAAAAAAAATCAATTAACAATAGGAACCTGAGCAATGTTTTTTTCCATCTAAACCTGGCATACGACCTTTACACACTTGAACTCCGTAACCCGAACTATATGCCGAGGGATAAACTTTGAATTTAGCTTTTGCTGCGGCTTTACCTCTAGAACAAAGTTTGGTTCCTGTTTTTTTTCTCCCCTCTGTCATGTCCATCATTTCATTATCCTCTTCATGTTCTTTGCCTTTAATCTCATTCATCATGAAATCAAAAACTTGGTCTAAGTTTTCTTTTGCCACAGTGATGTGGTCGGCAGCCCAATCATGACCATTCAATAGAATGTCATCTATAACTTCAGGATTTAATTCCAAAAGTAAATTAGCTTGACGGATTAATTGTTCTAAATTACTGAAGAACATATAATTGGGAGATTCTTGCTCCTTCAAAACTTTATTCACAAGTCTTGAAATATCACTTTCTGTTAATTTAACTATCTTTTTCATTTACTACATTAAAGGTTAATTGTCTTTTATAAGTATCTTTCTCTCCTGAAGTATTCACTTGAATGTCTACATAATATTGATTTGGAATTTTATCTCTCATATCAATCATAAAATAGTATTCATTAGGTGTTCTATTGATTGGTGTCCAATCTTGCACTTGGACTTCAGTTGTACCCTCTTTAACATAAACTCGGTAGAAAGCTGTAACACCGTCTAAAGGTTGTTGTCCTGTATATGCTTTCTTGATTGTAACTCCAACTTTTCTTATGTCTGAGTTTATAATATTTTCATTTTGTAAAATACCATAGATATCAAAACCAAATTTTTCAGGCTCATGACTACTAACACCAATCTGTATCCCCGCAGAGTATTCTTGAAGAACAAATTGATTTTTGACGTTTCCCAAGGATTGTCCGTTTATTTTCAAATTTGACCAAACATCGTAAAACATACATGGTGTAGGTGAGCCCGTGAATGAGTTCGGTATAATACACTCATAGACCCCTCTCGTTCTCAAGCAAGTTGTTAAACCTGACAAGTTATTGTAAACTGTTCCATCTCTTTGTTGGATTGTAACTAAAGGTAATTCGTCTAAATTAACCGCATCTCCATTCTGATATATGTACAGGTAAAGTTTGTTAACTTGGTTTTTCAAAAATCTATTTCTATCATCTTGAATTAAATCGTCATAAGTTGTAAGAAGGAACGGTTGATAAAAAGTTTGTGTATGTCTTGAAAAGAAGGCAACGCTGTAACTATCCGTAAGACCTGATATGTTTTCTATAGATGGAAGATAAGCAATACCCCAACCTGTTACACCCGTTAGTGTTCCGTTAAGAATGGAATTTATCTCGTTGCTCATATCCATGTTTATATCCTCATTACCGAACTCAAAATGTTGGGTGGCTATTATGGTCAACCCTGTGAAATTAACCAAACCTTGGTTCTTATTATTGTATACACCAGGTTCTGACCAATTGGATACAGTCTGAGTTTGAAACCAATTTGATGGTCTTGTTGAATAGGCTCTAGGGTCCACGTAAGTTAGTGGGTTTGAACCACCAACTGAAGAATTTCTCGCTAAGTTGAAGTCGTTGTAGTCATATCCAACACCTTCATCCCAAGTTTGAGTATTTCCTGTAGTTCCCGACGTTTTTGGAATTCTAAATAAAATCAAGTCAAACGAGCTTGCTCTTCTCCTGTCGTTAGACATGAAGGTGTTCAGTAATTCGTTATCGAAAGAAGAAGTGTTTGTCATTTTCAATGTGTGGGTCATAGCAGATGTACAACCTGTTGAAATTATACCACTTTCTATGTTTTCGATTAATAAATCTAAATCAAGGTCAAATAATATACGGGAAAACCCGAAATTAGGTACGGCAATGTAGGAAGCACCAAAATTCAATTCCATCACAGGGTTTCTACCTGTGTTTACTAAAGAATTTGAAACTATGGTGTTATTTTTATCTACGTATGACCTTAAAACTGACATTAGACTTTTTTAATAAATATCAATTAAGTCTAATATTACTGTTTAATATTTTATTCACAGCATTCCGCATTTGGGTTTGAATATCTTTAGACTTGGCACCATCTTCCGTTTCATCAACAGGGGATAAACCTGGGTAGGCGTGTGTATGTGTAAGAAGAAATCTTACAATCAAGTTTAAAAGTTCAAGTAATTCTTCACCTCTTACTAACGAAGAAGTTTTAGCTCTGATTTCGCCGGTGAATGCACTCAATGGTAGACCGTAAATGGAATTCGCGAAATTTATTTTTCCTTTGCCTTCGATTGAAGAATCTTGACTTAAAAGATAAATTTCTTGTCCACCCATCACAGAATATGTTTTTGGTTTGGGTTCAAAAACCTCCGAGGTAATGGATTTAATTTCTGTTTGAGTTGGTAACCCAACAGTGTCTTTTTTCCATATCAACCCAAACTGACTATCGGATGATGCAGTTTCATCTGAAGGCAATAATTTGATTCTGTTATTGAACAAAGTCAAATTATCTTTCATTATTTGTTGTATTGGAGTTGCGGGACTTGCGTCAGTGAGTAAATCATATGTAAACTTGCCTGGTCTAAAATAGATTGGAAATTTGTTTTGATTGTCAGAAAAAATTTTTGTCCCGTCACTCAAGACATTTTTACTATTACAGGTTTTGATAAAGTTATTAATCAAATCTACAGCACTTTGAAATGGTAGAGCTTGGAAATCTTGTTTATAAATCAAAAATTTATTTACCTCAGGGATTTCGGTAGAAACTTGAATGTTATTTGTGTTTGTTTCTACGGCACTTTTTAATGAATATAAAAATATTGCTCCAGTAAATCTATCAACAGTATTTTCGGGATTAAGAATAACCCATTCAATAAGATGTCTGACAGGTAAAGTAATGGGTTTTGAAACAATTTGTTTTGTAAAATTTTCTGAAACTTTTGTTTTATCAAAAATAGAGAGTTGTATGAAAGACCTATTGTCATTTGGTGGTGTTTCTAAATTTGATTGTGGTGTTGCACTATACTTTCCAGCACGTAAAAGTACATCAGTTTCTTTTACGACAACGTCAGTGCTTCCTCTACCCAACAAAGCATTGTCACCAGGTTCAGGATAAATTCCTTTTAGAAAACTTTTAGCTGGCCAAGTACCATTTTGGTTTTTTATGTTTTTTGGTGCTTTGAACTGCATTCCCGTTCCAGTAAATTTCGCACCTCCACTATTGTTGGTATTAAATGCTGAGTTTACGGAAAAAAAGTTACTTTGTACGTAATATTGATTTTGGTATTTGAAATCTGAATTTACAAAAATAACTTGAATAAGTTCACCTACATTCGGAACCTGATAAATGAAGTAAGGTAATAGGGGGTAAAAAATCAAAGGGTCTCTTTCAGTCCAAATATCCTTTTCCTCATTCCAATCGGGTGATGTAACAGATTTTAAGACATCGGGGTAATTAATAATATTAATTCTTGCTCTAACCCTTCCGAGCATCAAAGGGTCCTGATTGTTCAAGACAGTACATTGGTAAAATATTGGTGTCATTTGTTGTTTCTATTTTGGTACTCTTTGAGTATCGAATTATACAACAATTCTACATTGTCTAATTCCAAAGTCAAATTTATAATCTGTCCCTTTTTGGCTTCAAAATCTGTGGACAACTTATCCATCCAATCAACAAGTTTGCCGTTCGGAATATTTTTTATATTCGACAATTGCCCAAAGATTATATCGTATTCATTTTTTTCCATTTGTTATCTTGGTAAACTGAAACAAGGTGGTCCACCTGGAACAAAACAATCGTTTACACCATTTTCTGCTTGTTCATCACTTCTTCCTCGATGAGTTGCTAAGTTGTAAATGAGCATCAAATTTGGTTGTCCGTTAGGTAATACTTGTGTGGGAAGTCCGGCCTCTTCTAAATATTTGATAGTATTCAGAAATGCTCTCTGAGGGGATTCCCCTGGTAAAAAATCAGAGAGAATTGCTAAAGCTAAATTTATTTTTTTTCTTTTATGTGGAGCTGGTCCTCCTGGTGCTTGAATCAAATTAAGAATATTTTTTATTTCGTCCATCAATGATTGACATTTTCTGTAATCAAAGACGCCTTTCACAACGTTGGCTGCAATACCAATCAATCTTAAAGCTTGTTTGTAACCCTTCTTACGCTGTTCTTTTAATATGTCTAAAACTAAAGTTGTGATGATATTCAGTAATTCTTTTTTCAATATATCAAACAAGGCTTCGATGAAAATTGCACCAATTCTGCTGACCACTTGAACCATGAATTTTTTGAACTTTTTTATGAATTCAACAGAGTTGGTAATAATGTTTGATGCTTGAATATTCAATTGATTTATTGTGGTTGCCGTCGTAATAGTTTGGTTGTAAGATAGATTATAAGAGTTTTCTACAACTTTCAACATTATGAAAATTGGTAATAATACTTTGGGACTTAGAACCGCACTAGCAACACCTAAGGCAATATCTCTTATGATGTCTTCGCTAAATTTTGCCTCAGCGTTAAATCCTGCCGGAATGTATATCTTCCAATTTGGATTTTGTGATAAACTATCAATTATGGTTTCCATTCTAGCAATTTGTTCTTCCTCCGTCAAGTTGTCTAATTGACTTTTGAATTCTATCAATTGGTCGGAAAGGTTTTGAGCATCCACAGGAACTTTCACATTATCACAATCAACAAGTTCAATTACACCGTTTTGAACGTTTGATACGTTGAGGTCAATATTTCTCAAATCAACTTCTGTGAACTCAAAAAAAGAATCGTCTATACCGTCCAGCTCTGCTATTTTTGATATTCCACTCACATCTATTTCAGTTTTTTGGTCAAAACATAAACCTAAAATTCTTTGTAAAATTTTATAAAACTTTGATTGGTCGGAAATTGGACCAGCAGGTGCTGGTAGTTGTATGTTCATGAACTGAGATATAAATTGTAAAATTTGAGCGACTAAGTCCGCGGAATCGAACAATTTAATTGAACTATAATAATCGGCTATCCATTGTCCGATTTTGTTCTCTGTGAAAGCGGTGACAACACCTGTTTCATTACCTGTACGATTAATTAGTGCGATTTTGTAATAATTACCCGTAATCCCAAACTCGTTGACTGTTGTATATTTTATGTTGAATAAATTCTGTCCACTCCTACCGCTAAAAAAAACATTGTAAGTTTGATTAAATGCGTTTTGAGTCTGAGTTAGTTCATATAGTGTACGATTCATTGGAAAAGGAACCTCTCCACCATAATTTCGGAATTCAGTAATGTTGTTCGGTGTAGCACCAGTCGGTTCATATAAAATTCTTCCAACAGTTGAGGTGAAATCCTCTTTCAAAAGACCGCTTGCCAAAGTAATTAAATCTAATGATTGTAGAGGTACATATATTGCTTCTGAGACCGGTAATAAATCCATGTCGGCTGCGGCGGTAGGACTTACCCCTTTGTATGTTTGTTCCTGACTGCAACCTAAAGATTTTATTACCTCTTCCTGTAAGATATTTTGTATTTCTTGTTCCGATTTTCTTGCAGCACGTAATAATAGGTTTCTAATAGCTTTCATTTCAGTGCTTCCTGTACCTTTTGTGAGACCTATGAAATTAATCAATTGGTCCGAGGATGTTGGTGTGTTTCTTTGAAACCTCTTCTGTTGTTGTGAAATTTTGTTAAGTTGATTAGCGGTTTGCTCAACTGACTTAGCGGTAGAGTTTTTTAACTCACGTCTAATAGTTCTTTCTGCGTCTAACGTTTCCTTGTAACGTTTAGTAGCACTAATGTTACCACTAATCTGTTGACTGGAACTAGTAATGTCTATGGAAGAATTCGTCGCTTGCATTTACTTTATTTTGTATGTTTCTTCGTCTGAAGAAACATCCTTTTCAATCAAATTTTGGAGTAGGTCATCGTCCAAATCAGACAAAGTGAATGATTCAGTAGATGAGTTTGTTTTCTCCCAAATGGTTGATTGAAGTTTTGATAAAGTCAATTTTTTCTCGACACAGTCGTTTACAATTTTTTGTTGTTTTTCAATGACAGGACCAATAGTTGTCATATCTTCTGGGTCCTTGAGCATTGACAACATTTTATTTTGAATTCTAATTGCAGTATTTCTTTGTTCTACAAGTTCATTGTAAATCTCCTGCATCAAAGACAAAATTGAATCTTTAGTAAAATTTATTTCTTTTTTTTGTGGTCTTGGCATAACTATAAATAGTTATTTATAAATTTTTGAACTTAATCATTGTTATTGTGTACAACTTCTTAAATTTCTTTATAGAACCTCTAATTTCTTTGGTGCTTAGGTTTGTCATCTCTCTAAGTGAAAGAAGTATAATATTTTTGTTGAACTTATTATTTTCTTCTCCAGTGAAAATTGTTTCGTAATTATTGAAAAGGTCAATTAAAGCAATTCCTAACTTTTTTTCATTCTCATTCAAATTTTCAGAGTCTACAAAATTCTTAAGTTCTTCTAAATATTTTGTTAGAACATAGTTAGTATCAATAACGTCATCATCAATTCTATAAATCAAATCAGCTCTTTCCTCCAAGCTTGAAGAAATATCTTCGTAAGAAACCTTTCTGTTGGTTTCCTTTTGGTCCTTAATGATTTGACCCATTAGGTAATTTTTACAAATTGTACCAAAGTAGGAATATGCTTTTTTGTTTTTTGATGGTTTGAATTTATCTACTTTGGTCATCAAAAACGAATGAGTATCAGTATGAATTTCTATAAAATCCATATCTTTACGGTATAGCTTATACCTCCTGATGATAGATGAAATCATCTTGTCCAAGGGTGCTCTAAGAAATTCGTTGTAAATCTTATTTTTTTCTTCTACCGTGTCAGCAACCAAAAATTTTTTGACTGCGTTTTCTTCTCTTACATCGAAATAATTTTCTTTAACAGCTTTTCTCCCTCTTTTTTTTGATTTCACATCTTCTGTAGATGCAGAAAGAGTTTCCAAAATTATATTGTAGATGGTTCATATTTTATGACTCTGTCGTCAGTAAAGAAATATTCTTGTTTTGCACTTTGAATCCAAAATCTAACTTCAGGTTCTGATAGGATAGAATCACCGAACTTGTAATTCCAAAATATGGAGCCTTCTCTCATATTTGTGTGTTTGTATCCAAGTCTTGGTATGGTCATGATTTGTACTGAGTTGTAAGTTAATCTCAATAAAAATTCATAAATAAATGTTAATTGGAAATTAGGTTTGATACCACCGAAGTCTTCAAATATAGTTTTCTTCATTGCAGAACCAGAAACTTGGAAGTTTTGGTAATCTTGTAGCGTGTCGTTAGTTAAAATACCCATTTCTTGTGAAAAATTTGCAGCGAACGTAGCTTCATTTGTGAAACCTGCAAATCCACCCTTCTCGTCCGTTTCTACAACGACCGGTAAGAACACTTGAACTTCAGGATACGCTTGAGAGTACTTTTGAACATTTTCGAACCAAATATTTGAGTATTCATCATCGAACTCCAAAACAGAAACCCATTCACCTTTAGCACTTTTGACACCAAAGTTAACCTGAGATGCAAAATTTGGAGTTTCATTCCAAATGACTCTGTTAACAGTGAGAGTTCCAAAATCATAAGTGTCCAAAAAGTTTGTAAGTTGTTCCTCTTGAGTTGCAACTATAAGTAATTCTTCGATTTCGATTTTTTGATTTTTAATTGAATCTATCGCTTTAGTAAAATAATCCGCGAAATCTTTTGTGACTGCAGATTTCAAAGGTAGAATAACGGATAGTGAAAGTTTTTTCATATTAGTCGTTGAGTTTTGAAATTTGTTCTTCGAATGAGTTTGCTCGGGTTGTAAGATATGAATTGAATAGTTCAACAACCTCAGTTTCGAATTTTTGTTTATTGGTAAATTTTTCTGCAGTTTGTTCCATATTGGTATACAAATCTGGTTTGATGTTATCCTCTAACCAATTTTGAATAAAATCTGCAATGAAGTCAGTCATCAAGGTTACATCTGTAATCCATATACCATTGTCTTCATTTATCCAACTTGGTTGTAAATCAGGTATTTTACCCAAACAAGGTACACCACAAGCCATAGATTCAAGTGGAAATGTACCGAAACCGGATTTATCATCAATCCACACACTTAAACAACACTCCTTGAGTGAATTTGCAAAATCTTTTTCACTTAAACCTCTCATATCTCTAAAAGTAAACCATCTAAATTGTGGGAATTTGAGATAGAAAGTTTTGATAAGATTTATTGCGTCTTCCTGTTCTTTTGTATGAACTGCAATAATCGGCATTGGAGGTAAATTTCTTTTTCGGAAATTTTCTGTAATGTAAGGTTCTACAATGTCAAAACTTGCTTGTCTCATAACTTTTTCTATGTATTCTTTCTGTTTGCCTGACGTTGTGAGACATTTGTAAAAACCAAACTGAGACCAACCTTGTCCTGGTTGTAAAGTTTCAGTAATGTATGCGTATGACTGAACTAAAACAATTTTTGCACATGGTAACTTCTTTACTTGGTCCATTACATAACCGAAAATTTCAGGAACCACTAAAAAATCCTCAGGAGTAATTTCTAAATTTTGACTTTCAATCGATTGATGAGGTAATTTTTCCATGTATTCTTTACCTAACCAATTTGAAACTCCAGCGTAGTCGTTTTTTTCGTGGAGGATTATTGGATTAAATTCGGCATTTTTTAAAGCCATTGCCATCTGATAAATGTATCTAACAGAAGCTCTAGCATTACCTTTAGTGTCTTGAACAAAAAGATAAATTTTAGCCTTTTTTTCTCGTAGATTTTTTATTGACAATTCTACTCTTTCTTTGTTTACGTTTGACATATTAATAATGATTAATCAATTTTTTATTTAAAAGTGTATTGAATGCAATTTTGAATGGTATACTAACTTCTTTGGACTTCATTCCGAGTTTATCATCCATATCTGGATTTTCTGTAAGAAGAACTTCCATTAACATTTTCACCATTTCGAATTTTATTATATTAACTCTACTTTCAGTACCACCAGTAATATCAGACTCAATTTCTCTGATATCTAAATAATTTTCTATTTCGTCTAAATCAACAAAATAACTTTCACCTAAGACATTTAACATATTTCTGAAATTTTTTGTTTTAAATCCTTGATACTTTCAACTTCGTGAGTTACATGGATATGTGAATTATAAGAAGTTTTGAATTTAATTAAAGTTTTATCTGTTGGAGCATTTAATAATAATTTAGGATTAGCTGTTACCAAACAATCCAAAGTAGACCACATCGAATCAATAGTTGTTTCACTATAAAATTTATAGTTCTCGACTAAACATCCAAACTTTGATAAGAAAAATAAAGAAGCGGGTTTGGATTTACCAATTTCATCTGAAACAATCCAAATATCATGATTATCTCTATGGTCAATATAAAATTCATTCAAGTCATTCATTCCGTTATACTCAACGGAACCAGCATGACCGAAAATTTCCATAGTGTATTCTTTATAGAGAAAATTATATACTTCATCTTCATCTTTAAATTTGAGGTGCTCCATCAAATTCAATGAGGTAACATCTGATAAAACTTCATATCCGAAAGACTCTTTTTCTTCACTAAGAAAAGGGTTTTCTATATTCCATTTTTGATAGACCTCTTGAATTTTTTTTAGGGTATCTCTCAAAACTCCATTTATTTCAATACCAATTTTCATTCTTCGTATCTTTGTAAAATTTTACTTATTAATGGGTTTCTTACAACATCAACAGGTTTGAACTCAAAAACTCCAACGTCTTCCATTTCCTTGAATTTTAATAGAGCATCCCAAAGACCTGTTTGTGTTTTATCTTTGTGTCTATCAAATTGGTCCAAATCACCTGAGATAAAAAACTTAGAATTAAATCCAATTCTTGTTAGGAGTAACTTCATTTGATTAGGAGTTGCGTTTTGTGCTTCTTCGAAAATCAAAATTGAATTATCAATATTCATTCCTCTCATATATGCCAAAGCGAAAACTTCGATTGATTCTATCTCTTTGAGTTTTTCTCGAGCTTCTTTTCCGATAATTTTGTTCAAAAGATAATAAGACGGAAAAATGTACGGGTCAAGTTTTTCCTCTACACCACCAGGTAAACTTCCTAACTTTTCTTCAGCTTCAACAGCTGGTCTAACAATTATTATTTTTTCATATGAGTTTTCAGGGTCGGCTAAAAGGTCAATCGCACATTTCATTGCAATATAACTTTTACCTACTCCCGCAGGACCAGAACAAATAGTAATTTGATTTGTTTTTAGTAATCTGTAATATTCTTTTTGACTTTCACTTAAAAATTTTTCTTTGGTTTTTTTCTTAATTATTTGATTTATAATTTCCTTTTTTGATTTTGGTTTTTCATCTGGTGTTGGTAAGGGTGTTGATATTAATCTTTTAGTTTTACCCATTTTTGAATTTTTAATTTTATTTTTTGTAATCTACATACTCTTTGACCTCTCTTATCTCGGATGAAGTTAATGAATTAATTTCATTTTTAAGTTCAAACCTTTTATCATTTGTGAAATAAACTTTTCTTGCCATATCAATAAATTCACCCTCAAAGCGACCGTCCTTTTCTAAAATTCTAAGTCTGTCCTCGATTTCCCAAAGATTGGAGTTTGTTGAAACTAACTCGTGATATAAATTTTCAATTAAGTTATTGTTCAAAAACTCCGATGACAAATTGTATAAAAGTTCAAACTCCTTTTTAATGTATTCTAATTTTTGAGGGTTTGTAACTTTTGTCTTTTTAACTTGTAGGATTGAAAGTTTATCAATCAATTCACCGACACTAACTGGTACGTTAATCATAATATTAATTTTTATAATAGTTTATCCAATGTTCAATCATTTCGTCTAACATAGTTTCGAAATTATATTCAGGTGTCCACCCTGTGACCCTTTTTAATTTTGAACAATCTCCTTTCAGGTTATTTAGTTCTTCTGGTCTTAGAAATTTTTCATCCATTTTTACATACATTTCATAGTTCAAATCAAGTTTACCAAAAACATATTCACAGAGTTCTTTTACCGAGTGAGAAATTCCTGTAGAGCAAACAAAATCATCTGATTGTTCTTGTTGTAAAATTAACCACATGGCTTTAACAAAGTCTTTAGCGTGTCCCCAATCTCTCGTGGCATCCAAATTACCTAATTTTAACTCATTAGATAATCCAAGTTTTATTTTGACAGCTTCTTTACAAACTTTGTTTGTTACAAAATTGGTACCTCTTCTTGGTGATTCATGATTAAAAAGAATACCATTTGAAATGAACATTCCATATGAGTTTCTATAGTTCCTACAAATGTTATAAGAGAATACTTTAGCACATCCGTAAGGGGAAACTGGATTCATTGGGGTTGTTTCCCTCTGAAATCCATCATGGTCAATACAATTACCAAACATCTCTGATGATGATGCTTGATATATTTTTATATTCTTATCAACAAGTTTAACTGCTTCTAAAATATTGAGTGTACCAAGTCCAGTAACATTTGCGGTGTAGATAGGTTGGTCGAAAGAAATTCTAACATGTGATTGTGCTGCTAAATTATAAATTTCGGATGGTTTACATTTTTGTATAACTGTTATGAGAGAAGATAAATCTGTAAGGTCGGCATAATGAAGTTTAATTTTGGAAAAAATCTTTTCTAATCTGGCTGTCTGATTTTCTGAAATAGAGTTTCTTTTCAAGGTTCCGTGGACTTCATAACCTTTTTCCAATAAAAATTCGGCCAAGTATGAACCGTCTTGACCATTAATGCCCGTGATAAGTGCAATTTTATTTGTCATTTTAATTTAGTCTAACGTAATTTAATTTTGAATTTGAAAAAATCGAAAACGTAGATAAATTTGATGTTGTACAAAAAAGTTTTTTTGTTTTTCCGAGGCCGACAGCACCAAACACAATTTCTTGAATATGTTTTTTGATTGAATCTTCATTGTTGTGCTGTTTGAAAAAAGGGAGTTTTTCATCGTTTGAAGAAAAATCATCAAACGTTATCAACCTTTCCCCGTAACGCTCCGAAAATTGATTTTTATCTTGAATGTTGTCTGACATTAAAAATATGTTTTCGAATTCTTCTTTATCTAATATATCAAAAATTTGTGATAATTGAATTGTTGTTAAATTATGAACGGTCTCCATGTCTGTGGCACGTCTGTGAAAACCAATTGTATTTTCAAAATTTATTTGTGGAAACCTTGAATAAAACAAATATTCCATTTTCTCATTAAATAAAAAATGTTTTTTGATTATTTCCTCGGTCATTTCTAGATTTTCTTTCGAAAATGTTTTTGAGTTATAAGGGTCTAAACTAGTTTTTAGACTTAGTGACTCAATATCTACGTAACTTTTTTTGTGTTCAAGCCAGTCTTGTTTGTCTTGAAGAAAACATATATCATAGATGTTTCCCTTACCGTATCCATAGATGTCTTCCAAATCATAATATATTTTGAAAGTTTCATTTGGAAACGTCAGGTATAAATTTTGAATATGTACAACGGCCTCCGTGATGTAAGAAAAATAACCTCTTTGATGAATGTCCTTACCTCTTGCCGGTTTAAAAAACCTTAACATCCTTATTGGTATTTTAATAATATCTCACAAACTCTATCGATATCTTCATTGGTCATTTTGTCGTGGTTCGGAACATAAATTCCTCTCTCATCTATAATTGAACAATTAGGAAGTTTTTTCTCACCATAAAGTTTTTTGTAAAACGGTTGTGTTCCCATGGAACCAGATATTAATGGTCTACAAGCAATGTTGTTGTCCTGTAAATCTTTAACTAAATTTTCTTTGTCTTCGCTAGATTTTGTAATCACAGGAATTGCGAAGTTGGATGTGAATTCGTTTTCGAATGATTTTGGAAACCAAATTTTACCGTCCAATTTTGATTTATAATAAAGAAAATTATTATATCTGTTTTGTATCATCCCATCAACTTTGTCAAGTTGTTGAAGTCCTATTTGGGCTTGTAAATCCGTACTACGAAGATTAAAACCGGGAATATAAAAAGTATAAAGAGCTGAAAAATCTGTTACATCCCAAGCTGAACGTAGTTCCTTTTGTTTATCTTCGGTTAAATCTCTGTCCCAACCATGACTTCTTAATTGAAGTAATGTTTCATATACCTCTTTATTATTTGTTGAAATCATTCCCCCTTCTATGGTCGACATGGTGTGTCCAAAGTAAGTTGAGAATGAAGTCATAAGACCAAAGTTTCCAAGTTTTACATTTTCGAATTTTGTGCCTTGTGACTCACAATTGTCCTCCAATAAAATGACATCATATTTTTCACAAAGTTCAGTGATTTTTTTGATGTTTGGGGATAGACCAAGAACGGAAACTAAAATAAGAACAGAAGGACTTTCCTTAATAAAAATTTCTTCTAAGTGTTCCAAATCAACTGAGAGATTATCCAAATTACAATCCACTAATAAAGGTTCCATATCGAATTGTAACACAGGTGCTAAGTCAGTTGCCCAACATAATGAGGGAACACAAACTTTGTTATTTTTCATTTTATTCAAAACTTTCAATGCGTACAACATCAAAAGATTTGCAGAGGAACCAGAGTTTACAAAAACAGAATATTTGGTTCCTAACCAATTTGACCATTTGGATTCAAACTCTAAGGTCTTTGAGCCTTTTGTTAATCTTGGATAAGTTTTTAACCATTCTATTAGAGAATCAATGTCTTTGTTATCAATAGTATCTTGAATTAAATCAATACGTTTCATTTTCTTAATGTATTATAATTTTTTATAAACCAATCAATAGTTTCATTAATACCAACATTAATATCTGTGAGTGAAAAGTCCATCGGTATGTCAGAAATAGCAGGTTTTCTAAACTGACCTCTTGGTTTGGATGCATCGAAAAACAATTTATCTTCGCTGATTTCGAATTTTTTCACGACCATCTTTACAATGTCCATCACAGAATGTTCTTGAGCATTTACTGCCATAAATGGAACCTCTGATTTCCAATTTTCGATAGCCCAAAGAATAATTCTCGCAAGGTCTCTCGAATGAATAAATTGTCTCAATGGTGTTCCATCTCCCCAAACTACAAAGTCCTCATTTTTTTCTTTGCAGTGATATGCTCGGTATATAATACCAGGTATCATATGACTGTGGTCAGGGTGAAAGTTATCATGTGGACCGTATACGTTTGTTGGGACAATATTAATCCAATTTCTTCCTGTTAGATTTCTTATAATTTTTGTTTGATAACCTGAAAGTCTTTTTGCATAAGAATATCCGTGATTTGATGGGTGTGGTGGTGCAATGTCGATTTGGTCTGCGGTGAGTGGGTAAGTGATATTTGAGTCTGGAAATATACAAGTAGATGATAAGTTCACAAAGTTTTCTACACCTGAGACAAAAGCCGCAGTAATAACATTGTGATTGATTTTATAATTTTCTTCAAAAAACAACTCGTTGTTTGTTGAATTAGCTTGAACACCTCCGACTTTAGCTGCACAGTGTATAATGGTGTCAACTCCATTATTCTTTACATTGTGGGTTATGTAATTAAGAGTGTTCTCTTCATGTTTGAGGTCTACGTCTTTTCTTGTGTGGTAAACGTGTCCCTCACCTAAGATTTCTTTAAGGGCATTTCCCACTAATCCATTTGAGCCTGTTACTAAAACTTTCATAATTTAATCCAATTTTTACAATACAAATCCTCAGTTCTGAAGCTAGCGTATGCCGGTCCAAACCATTTTTTTGGAATTATAACTGTTGGGTTTTCGTTTTTGTTCAACCAAGCTGCCCACCAACTGAACGTAGAATTTGCAATTATGTTATTTTTACACATAGACATAAGATATAAATCTTCGTAGTCTGAGTTGTTTGAAACCAAAGTTTTATTTTCTATAAAATCAAAGTTTTGTTTACACCAATTTAAATCATCTGAAAAAATTAGAAAATGTTTTTCTTTTCCGATTTTTTCTACGGATTCAATATAATATTCAATTGGTTGTGTTGGATGGTGATTTGGTAATCCTACATAATCACCACGTCTTACGTGAATTGAGCAAGTGTCTTGATTAAGAATTTCACCGTATTTTTTCAACAATCTATTTGATGTATGTTCATCTATTTCAAAAAGTTCTAAGATTTCCTTTCTAAAATCAGAGAAATATTTTTCACTTTGAAAGTGTCCAATCAATTTTACATTACCCTCTACTTTTGGGATTGGATAAAATTCAAATCCTCTCTCACCGTGATGTTGCATTTGAGGAAGTTTGTCTGAGAATTCAATTTTTCTCAAAATGTTGTTTACATAGGCGGAAAATGGTTTGTGTGGAATTACCATTTCTCTTGTGTCACAAACAAATTTTTTACTATCTCTGAGTGAAACTGCGTAGGCAGTGGCGATTTGGAATAACACATTCCCAAGTCCTCCCATCAATTTTGTCGATACTATTTCCATTATTATGTCTTTGAAACGAAGTCTTTGATTGTGTTTTCTATTCTTGCTTTATGGTCATTGTATTTCATAGACTCAAGATAATTGTGTTCAACATAATCTAACATAGTGTTATACGTGGAAGGATTAATACCTTTACACACATCGACTAATTCATCCAAATTTTTTACGTGGAAAAAACCTCTTTTATCAAAGAAATCTCCAATATTTTCACAGCCTATGTAAATGGGAATTGTTTTGGTTTGAAAACAATCAATCAATTTTTCTGTAAACCAGTTATTCGAAAAAACATTTTCTACAACGATATGGAATTGAGAATAAAAAAGTTCGTTTTTCCAAACATTACTTTTCATGGTTCTAAAGTTTGTTCCATGAGAAAATGATGAATTAATACTGTTATAGATATGATAAGGTATGTTATCAATTGCTGTTAATGCCTGTGGTATGGAATGACGTAATACGTGTCCATCACACTGTGTTTTTCCGCCAATCAAAGTTGTAATACAAAATTCTTTTTCTGTAAAAACAAAATCTTTAATCCAAGTTGTTCCGTAGGGAAAAAGTTTTGCATTTGGGCATGAATTCAAAATATTTTCATCCCAAGTAAGAATCAAATCGAATTTGTCACAATTATTAATTGCTGCTTGTCTGAAACCAGAAACTTCATTTGGTTCAATAATCCATAAAACTCTAATTGCATTCTTCGGAGTGCTTGGAATTATGTCAACATAAAGTTCACAAGGAACATGGGTTTGAAAATGGATATCCAAACCGAAGTTTGCAATAATGGATAAATTGTACATATTATTATTTTTTTGTCCAAAATATTCCACATTGGTCAACCACAGTCATAGGTTCATCAAAAGAATTGTCCTTTCTGAATTTTTCAACTGCGTTTTTGCAATTTGGAATACAATAGTCATCGATTATTACACGACCCCCTGAAACTACTTTATGATAACAGGATTCAAAAACATCCATAGTAGATTTGAACATATCTCCATCCATTCTTAATATACTCAATTTTTCAATTTGAGGATTGTTTGGTAAAGTGTCTTCAAACCAACCTTCTAAGAAAATAACACTCTCATCCAACGCACCATACATCTCAAAATTATTTTTCACTTGAGCCAGTGATACTCTCAAGAAATCTATTGTATGGTGAGGGTCACCTTCATCTTCTTTTACTTTTGGTGGTGGTAAACCTCTAAACGAATCTGCAACAAAAACCTTTTTGTTCATACCATAGAGTTCAAAATATTTCCTAGCAAAAATTGAAGCACCACCTCTCCAAACACCAGTTTCTATGAAGTCTCCTTCAATATTATTTTCTCTTACATAGTCCAAAGACTCGTGAAGATTTTCCATTCTCTTAAGACCAATCATAGTGTGGGCAAACTGAGGCCAATCTCTACCAGTAAGTCTTTCTCCTTGAACGGGTTGAGAAACAATTGATTCCATAACTTCATTTGAAGGATAGACCCCATTACTAAAAAATGAATTTTTTATCGAGTCACTGCCCACCGAATCAATGAGTACTCTCTGAATAAACAAAAGTTTTAATCTTGTATTTTCCATATTAGTTTCTTTTAATTATAGTCAATCCATTATTATTTTTAAAAATCTCGTGTATTGTCCACTCAGGATTTTTCTCCAAAAACTCTTCAATAGCCGGCCATATACCAACTTCAGTGTTAATTTCACCTACAGTTCTGAAAGTTTCTGTATCATGAAAAACAATATATTTTTTTACTTTTTTTGAGTGAACCTCCAATTCAACCTTGATTTGGGGATATGTGTGTAAAGTATCGATGAATAACAAATCACATTCAGGAATATCAACAGTCCTACTATCTGAAAGAATGAATGAAAAGTCAATTCCTCTTTCTTTTGATGAGGTTTCTACAAGCGGTAAATCCCCTGAATTATATTCTGAGGGGTTTTTATAATCTACTGAGATTAATTTTTTCGGATTACCCGATAAAAATGCCCAAGTAGAAACAATAGTTCTTACTCCCATCTCTACGATGGTTTCACACTCTTCGGCATATTTTTTTAGTGTTGGAAGATGTTCGTTGATATCACTTGGAGTCATTTTCTTCCTTTCGTACATTAATTCGATTTGGTCCATTTTATAGTAATTTATGTTTAGTTTTTACGTGGTTGATTTCGTCCCACATGTTTTTATTATACATACTTGAAATTTGGTGAGGATGCATTCTATTAGTTATTAAAATATTAGGTATAACTATTGGAAGTCCATATCTTTTGTAAAGTTGATAATACATTTCGCAGTCCATCAACATTACAAGGTCTTCATCGAAAAAACAGGGGTCGTTATTGATAAAAGACAAAACTGAAGGGGAACTTATTGTGTTAGTTCCCGTGGCAATATTTGAGTTCCAATAAGGAACCATAAAATTCGAAAACGTTTTTCCATCATCATGAGTGTGATTACAACCATTTACAACCCACTTAGCTCCGTTTTCAAATTCTTTTATGATTGTTTCCAAAGCGGTTTCGTCGTAAAAAAAATCATCTTGAAAAATTATTTTGACTATGTCTCCTTTCGAATTTTTAATTGCATTATTTGTGTTCGCGGGACCGTTTCCAAGTTTTTCTTGATTTTTAAAATAATTTATTTCGAAATAATTTTTATATTCCGAACATAAAATTTCTATTTCTGAATTTTTACTGTGGTCTGAAACTACAACTTCAAAATTTTTATAAGTTTGTTTTGAGATTTTATCTAAATTGTTTTTCAAAAATTCTATCCCTCTTCCAAACTGCTCCCACGTAGGTATACAAATCGAGACTTTCATTTTATAATTTAGAATATGGTTTTTTGGCCCTGATTTTATTCACCGTTTGTGTAACATTTGCCATGTTCACCTTATGGTCATTAAGAGGGTTTGATTCGTTATAAATGTATAAAATGTCAGGTAAAAATCTATAATGTTCCTCTCCCGACATTTCTAACATTGGAAACATGAATGCTAAGTCTCCTGCCACATTCCAATAATTTCCTTTCTCGTCTTTCAAATCTTCTAATTCAATTTTTTTCCAAAGCCAAGATTTCCATGTTCGTAAATGAGAAAGAGTGAAAACTTCCCGTCTCACATTTGTAAATCTTGTTGGAGGGTTTGCAAAACCGGGTCTTCCGTCGTGATACTTGAAAGAGCCACTGGTCATCCAAACATTCGGGTCTTTGTAAACCTCGGAAATTTTTTCTAAAACTTTCGGGTTTGGAAGCCAATCATCCCCATCTATTTCTACGCAAATTTCTTCACCATCGAGAGCTCTGAACCGTATTACTTGGTCATAGTTACCAGGTTGATAAAACTTACAGTGATTTTCTATTAGAATAAATCTATTGTCATCTTTAATTGCAGATTTAATTTTTTCAACTGTTTTATCAGTAGACATATCATCTGTTATATAACATTTGAAGTCCTTGAAACTCTGAGACATAATTGAAAAAATACATCTTTCAATAAATTTCTCGCAGTTGTATGTAGTCGTTAAAATAGTCATGAAATAATTTTGAAATATTCCTCTTTGATTTTTTCAGCTACTTTTGAAGAATGATATTTTTCTAAATCTTGAGGTGGGTCAAATTTTTCTTTATCAAGAATGAAACCATTAGAGTTAACCTTGAAAATCCAACCTGGTTTTCTACACAACCATCCTTCAATTGTACTTCTTCCTAACTGTATACCTGCGGTCTCCTTACAATTCTTGATATACTTTTCAACGTTCCAAGTTGCTGGAAAATGTTTTACGTGTTTTTCGTTTAAGAGTAATGGTAAATAATTTGACTTATCCTCTCCTACAATCCAAAGTTCTAAACCGTTTTTATCACAATATTCCGAAAGTTCCATGAGGGTATCTTTTCTCAAATAGTCTATTGTACCAACAAATAAAACGTAGTTTCCTTCTTTGTTTCCATTTGAATTGAATTTCTCGTTGTCGATAGGGTTGTATATTATTTCAATGTTCTCTTCTTTAACTTCAAAGTTTTCAATCAAATGTGTTTTTATTTCCGGTCTGATTGCTATGAATTTTTTGATTGTGTCATCAAGATGAGGTTCTTCCAAACTTATTACTTCGGAGTGAATAGAATAAATCTTAGGTATCTCAGGATAAAAACTACAAATCCGTTCAGCAACTGGTTTGTGTTGAATATGTATAATGTCAAAATCTACTTCTGAAACCCTATACATTACATTTTCTTTGGATGGTTCAAACCCCTTTTCAGTTTGAATTCCCCATTTACCATCCCCTAACTTAAAACCTGGTGCTTGTTCAAATGGTAGAACTCTAATCCCTAATTTTCTCGCCATATCAGTGAGAGGTCCACCAATTTGAGAAAGAATGGTTACGTTACAATTTAATTGTGTAAGACTTTTGGCTAATTCGTATACATACAATTCTGACCCTGTGAATGTTTTGAACATGAGACAAGAAATCAAAACTTTTAATTTCTTATTTTTATCTATTGGAAGTTTGACAGGCAGATTTTCTGAAAACATTTTTTCGAACTTTTGTCTATTTTGTTCCCATTGTTCATTGGTTTGTCCGATAGATTTATGTGTAATTCTAATATTTGAAATAACACCAACTTTCACACCTTCGAGAAAGTTTTCAAAAGAAAATGGAATGTCATAAAAATGAAATCCCTCAAAGTCTTCATTAAATTTTTTCTTAATTCTTTTTTTATGAATTGCAATAAAAAGTCCGTCAACAACAATAGAGGGTTCAATTCCATTACCGAAAGCTTCCGAATATTTCGATTCCCATTTTTTCCCTCCACTCTCATGATTTACAATTCCAATCATTTTTTTTCTATCTTCCCACCACATACCTGATTTTGGCATGTAACTTGTTCCAGCAACACCTAAAATTCCGTAATCACTCTTTTCAAAGTGTTTGGTGATTTTGGGAAACCATGCGGAAGAATCAAAATATATGTCATCATGACAAAATACTACAATATCAGTTTCAGACTCGTCTAAAATTTCGTTATAAACCTGAGCTAATGACTTTTCACCATTGTTGATTTTTTCAATAATTTTTACCTTTTTAAATCCCGAACTTTTAATCAAATATTCGGTGAACTCTGGTTTGTTTGATTTTGTTGAATAACCTATTGTAATCATTTCAAAATTTTATTTTTGGATTCTTTGATAATTTCGTGGGCTGTTTTGTCGGGTTCTTTTCTTGCTCGAGAAATACAATCCAACATAAACTCGGCTAATTGATTTTTCTTTTCTAATTTCTTAATAAGGTCTATTAAGGTGTCAAGATTTTCATAATATTTTCCCATCGTGTTAGGTTTAAAAATTAAATACCTGTACTACCGAAACCTTTATCACCCCTATCTGAATCACCTAAACTATCTACCTCATCAAATTTCACAAATTTACCACAAACAACGGGACACAACACAGCTTGAGCAACTTTCATTCCTTTTTCGATTGTTATAGAACTATTATTTGTGTTGAACACGGGAACTTTGATTTCTCCCAAATAACCTCGGTCAACTGTACCAGGGGTATTCAAAACAGTCAAACCCATGTTGATTGCAAGACCGCTCTTAGGTCTTACCTGTATTTCATAACCTTCAGGAATATCAAATGACAATCCTGTCGGTACTAAAGCTCTACCAAATGGACCTAAAACAATTTTTTCTGTAGAATATAAATCAAAACCAGAGTCTAATTCATATACGTAAGATGGTGATTTAACATCTTCTGACAATCTCTTGAATTTGATGACTTTTGTATTTTGTTCTCTCATAAATTCCTGTTCCAAATCTTCAAAAGAAATGTTGATAAGGTTAGAAAGTTCATCGTCATCACCTGTATCTGTTTTTTTGATTTCCTCTTGTAATTTTTCAAAGAGGCCTTTTAATTCATCATCGTAACTTGTTTCCATATTATTTTAAATTTGTGATTTTTTTTACAACATCAATTAGACAACGTACATCTGCTTCACAATAATCAGAAATTCCTTTGTAATCTTTTTTATTCCAAAATGCATCGTGAACCTTGTTCCCTGTGACTTCCATTGTTTTTGGAGATGGTACATTAAGACAAACACTCATAAGTTCTAATGACGCTATTGATGTATAGTTATTGAATTGCCAAAATTCCTTGGTATCAAAGGCTTTGATTTCCCAAGGTTTTGTATCATGACCTGGTAAAATCTTAGGAGGTTTTAACCCATTCATTATCATCCTTTTTGCAAGAACGGGAATGTCAAATCCTTTGACATTGTGTCCACATAAGAAAAAACCTAATTCTCCTACTTTTTCCAAAAGTTTTTGAACATCAAACAAAAGTTTTTTTTCTTCAACATCGTTGAATGACTGAACTTTGGTGATATTAGAATCTGTTACAAACGCAACACTCACACAGACAACTCTATTGAATTCAGGAACTAATGCTGACCTATTAACAAACATTTCTGAGATTGGTTTGTCTGCATCTTCAGGAAATCTTTTTTGAAACCAATCTAAATAATTTTGAAACTGAAATGAGAGTGCAGGTCTGTTTTTTACCAAGTCATCCCACGTCGGCTCGATTCCGACGGTTTCAATATCTAAGAATAAAAGTTTATTGAAAGGTATGTTTATCATACAATTGATTTGTAGAACTCAGCTCTTGATTTGGTTACAATAGATAAATCATATTTGTCTTTTACAGTCTCATACAATCTTTCACCCATATCTTTAACCATGTTGGGGTTTTTCAATAATTTTTCAATGTATTTGGCCCAATCCGAATGATTTCTATTCTCATCAACAAGAAGAGCGTTTCCATCAACAAAGTTACCGTTTTGTAGTGAATGTTTCAAATCAATTGTGTAAGGACCGATATTTGAAGCAATAAGTGCTTTTTTATAGAAACCAGCTTCAATTACTTTAAGTTGAGATTTTACTCTATTGAACATTGTGTTTTTAATCGGTGCTAAAGAAACATCAAATTTAGAGTAGTTCTTTGCATACGATGTTACTGGTTTGGTCCAAACTCTGAGATATGCTTCATTCATTGCATTGGAGTAATCTTCTTTACCATATTGTAGTAAATGTTTTTTGTATTCCTCGGATACGGTAGAATATTTTTGTGTAAAAATTTCTTCGTATCTGGCCCATACGGTTTCGTGAGGTAAAATGTCTCTTTTTTTGTGTTCTCCATTTGCTGAATTTATTTCAGTAACACTACCTCTAGTATCAAATCCACACAAAACAAATTGTAATTCATCTTTATACCTTTCAAGTTTACTGAATGATTGGTCTAAAAGTTGTATGTCATGAAGATGTGATGAACCACCGAGCCAACCAACTCTCAAACGGTCTGAGGGTAAAGTTGGTTCTTTGAATTGGGTTTCGTTTGGATTGATTGCGTTTGGAAAAATAACGATGTTGGGGTTCAATTTTTTTATTTCGTCTGCAAAGATTGTAGTTGTAGTACTAACATATTTGGCTACCCTCAAATTAGTAACAATCTTTTCATTGATTTTATTGAATTTGATTACATCATGAATAGGATGCTCTTTACCTGGCATCCAATAATCATCAATGTCACAGACGGTTGCAATACCCATTTTATTTAGTTCTTGTATTACTTCTGCTGCTTTGTCAAAATCAGGACCTATACTTCTGTGAAGTGCAACTATTTGATATTTTTTGAAGAAATCTAAGTTATTGAGAGGAACTTCAAATGAAATATCTACGTGAAAATCTTCAGGATATAAATTTTGTAAAAAAATGTGGGGGTCTACTGACCTGAATTTACCTACTCCGGTTCTGTCGGATGGAATTACTAATACGTTAATTTTGGACATGATTTTTTATTATGTCCTGAAAATATAACAATTTTCACCGAATAAAGAAAGATGTTAAGAAATCTTTTTGACCTTTGTAATTTTACCTTCGAAAATATGTTTCCCAACTTTGAATGAAAAAATCTCGTTTGTCTTTTCTGTTGACTCGGCAATCAAACCTTGCTCTTTCAATGTTTCCCTAACGGCTTCTTTAATCATCTTTTTTAAATCAGATGGTTCATTAGAAATTTTTGGTGATTGAATTGTTTTAGGTTTAGCACTCTCGGGGGTATAGTTATTAGATTGCTCTTTCATTAATCTAGATGCCTTTTCGATAAGCTCATCTGATAGTCCTACTGATTGTTGTTGAGGCTTTTCAATGGGATGTTCAATCATTAATTTTTTGATTTCATCAGGTAATCTAGAATTTTTGATTGCGTCTATTGTTGGTGGACCAGATGGGGCTTGTCTTTGAACAGAAACATTTTGAGGAGGTTGTTGCATGAACTCAGAAGGAATATTATATTTCGCTTGAGGAACATTAAATGTCTCCAAAGGAGCTGATTCATTCATAGAAGGTTTTGCGTTACCTCTACCCATCTCATTGTGTTTATCCATTATTTGTTTCGAAATCATCAATTTTTGCATCAACTGGTCCATAAATTAAAATTTTGCAATATAAATTATACGGGAAGCTCTTTTATCCCCTTGTGGGTTGAAACCAGGTCTCATCTGAGTAAAATTTTCTCCTGTTGGATTGAAAGATAAAATTTTATCTAATCTAAACAATCTCCAACCAGGAAGAACACCATCTCCGACAGCCACCTTATGTGAAGCACCTTCTCTATCCCAAGCACACAAATTTGTATTTTGACTTCTTTTATCTACAAACAAGCAGACTGGTTCGATAGTTCTGAGTCCTCTACCACCTGGTTCATCCCCATCATAATAGATAGAAACAACTTTTTTTCGGTCAATAGCATCTCCAATACTTTGTATCGAAGCTATTTCCGTAATTAAAGTTTTTAATATCTTGTTTAGTCTCATGTTGTGAAGTTAGGGTATGGATTAGACGAGTTGTATTTGTTGATTTTAATTTCATTTTTTCTTTCTACAACGTCGGTAATTGTTCCAGCATTAACATTATAAACATCAAGGTAGGAACCGGTTCCTCTTCCCATTGAGTCACCATCAGCAACTGCATCACGGTTTACAGATGAGTATTGGTTTCCAACACCATTGTAGTCATTTTTTGGAATTAATTTAGCTCTCTCAGCATCTGCAACTGCTGTCAGTGTGTTTTTTTCGGTTTGACTCAAATCGAGTGTGATTTGTTCTGACATAGATTTAAAGTTTAGATATTATTTCGTTTATTCTTCTAAGGCTCTCTGTTACAGCTGTGTCATATTTTTCGACAGTAGACTTGTGTTTTTGTGAAGGTCTTACATTTGTAAAATCTTTTTTCTCGTGAGGTTTAATGAATTGGTTTTGCATACCCGTGTTCATTTTATTTGTTTTGGTCATATTCAACCCTTCTCTCATTTTTCTAAGCTGGTCATTTACCCAATTTTTCATCATCACTCCACCATTCAAAATAAAAGCTGCGTCTTTATGGTTTCCTTTAAAATTGTCAAAAAAGTTTTTTATTCTTTTCAGCTGTTTGTAGGTAATATAATTTTTATTTTGCAGTTCCTTATTTCTTTTGAAACCTTCTGAATTTTCATCTGCATTTTTTACCATCGCAGATGATTTTTTCATATGTTCTTGTTTATCCTTGGGGAATTCAACAAACTTATCGTAAAGTGATTTATTCACGGTTAATAATTTTGATTAAATCTTTTTTTGACATTCCTTGTTTTTCCATTTGTTTTAGCAATGTTGACAAGTTCTTTTTTATGATATTTGGAACTTCTTTCTCTTTTTCTTTTTCCTTTTCTAAAACATCAGATTTGTTAGAATTTTTTTGTTTCATCAGAATATCTTCTAGCATTTTTATTGCTTTTTGTCTTTGAATTTCAGATAGAGTTGCTCTTGTGATAAAATCTGAGTCATCATAATACTCTGATTTTTCATCCTTTTTTCCTGAAGGGTCTTTACCTTGTTCCTCTGTTCTTTCCCATGCATCCATTTCATCCATATCGAGCTCGTCTTTAAAATATTTAAAAGTTTCTTTACCGTCTAATTCCTTTGTCTCTTCATATCCGAATGCACCTGACATATCTTCTTCTTTAACTTCTTCTACTGACTCACCATAGTAAGTTCTATAACCACGAGCAATTGGGTCATTAGTGATTCTAGCGGCGGCCACAGTTTGGTCCATTGTTTTTTCAGGATGAAGTCTTGGGTCAAGAATTGGTATTTTTGAATTAGACATAGAACCATCTGAGTTTACAAGTTCTTCAATTTCTCCTCCTACTTCCTTTGTAGTCTTTTTCTTTTTTTTCTTAACCAAAGAGTTAATATATTTTTTTACATCCTCAACTTTGTCTGCAGGGACTTTAACCATCACATCTTTTTTTCTCGCTTCGGTCAGAGTGTTCTCTGATGAGAAATAAAGATGGAATTCTTTGGCTTTTTCTCTTATCAAAAAATAATAAGGACTGGAATAAAATTCTTTGTCTATCTCAATCATACAAATTCTTTATACATAAATACTATCTCACAAAGTATTTATCATAAGTTTATGGCTTATCAGAATATTCTACAGTACAATTACAGAAAATATGGTTTAGTTCCTGTCAGAGAAATCTCAGATATATGTCTGGCAACTGACGAAAGAGAATTCAACCAAGAGGTTGTTTTTTCTCCGCTTCTCATTGGACAAACTGATGGAAACGTAATGCCTTTCAGGTTTGATTTTGATTCTTCAGCCACAACACTTTGTCAGAGAACAACTTGTTCTTTTGACTCCGACACAATAGTATCAGAAAACTATTGGAACCCTGATGATATTGACCCAAATTTCTGTCCAACAGCATCAACATTGTGTAATGTAGGTTTGACTGGTATTGACAACGGACTTGTAAAACAAATATCAGGAGAGACAATAGATATTACAACCGGACTTTATACAAATATAAATGACAAGTTTAGTCGTTACAAGTATGATAGACGTTTCAAAATGCACCCTATCACTGGTTTTACAACAACAAATAACAGACTTTGGAACGACAACTCATACACCTATAATTTAGATTACACCACCTATGGAGATGAAGTAGGTTATTTCGCAAGATTACAAGGGGGATTTTTCCAAGGGTTTTACAAATTAGCCGGATACGAATATCAGATTTTCCCTGAAAGAGTTAATCTCGGATGGTCTGCAGAATTTATGTTGAGATATAGATGGACAGGTACAACCAACATTGGTCTCAATAACCGATATCCCGATAACAAAGGTACTTTCTTTTTCATGGGGGCAAGAGCCGAAAACAAATTCTATCACTACGCTGATGGAAGTCCGAAACAAGATACAGGATACACAAGGGTTACATCGGGTCTCACTTGCATGAATACTTGTGAGTGTGGTTTATCAGGAATTTCAAACTCTCATAGTTGTATACCAGTTTATCAACCCTCAGGAGTAACCTCAACAAATTGTAATTGTGGATGTCCTTGCTCTTGTGGAATTTATGCTTCGATACCTGAATTAGACCCACTTTATGATGGTGTTTCAAATGCTATGTCTATAAGACTTTCAGGAGACACAGGAAACCCAAGAGTTTGTGTTAAAGTTTATACTATTACAGGAGGTTGTGAAACCACTGGAACTTGTACGACAGGATTAACATATCATACAGGAACGTCCGTAACTGAGTGGTGCTCAACCAGGGGTATATTTGATTTTTGTACCGGAACCACTTACTCCGAAACGGAACATTGGGTTCAAATAGATGCTGTATTCAGAAGAAGAGAGTGGTTCGAATTATGTGATTTGAGAGACTTGGGTGGTTTAGGATTGATTGTTTCCAAAGAATATACGGCTACTACAGCCAATAATACATTGAGTTTAATTGAACCTCCGATAACCCATGACGATATTGAACCCGCAACAACTGAAGTTGTCCATTTCAAAGATTCTTGGTTTGATGAAAAGAAATATAGATTAGGTGATTTTATAATTTATGTGAACGGAAGACCGTTTATGATTATTCCTGATTTTGAGGAAATAATTCCAAGGCTTCTTAATACACCAAGAGAAAAACAAATTGGTGTGGGGTATAATATTTCTCTCGGTGGAGGTACTCAAGGTCTCCATGACAACCTTACTTTATCTGGTGGATGTCCACCTTCTCTTTCAGGAATGACCTATCAACAGGACCCTGAGTGTCTTACAACTGAAGACTTAACACATACAATTTATTCAGGGTTGACCACTGAGATAAAATTGGAAGAAATATTCGGGGGCAGTTTCATAGGGGATATAAGTGCCTTTAGAATGTATACCGAGCCGTTGGATGCCTCTGAGGTTGCCCACAATTTTAGATTGTTAAAACAAAGATACCAACTATTAGACCCTAATTGTGTTGTTTGTGTAATTGATTGTCCTCCAAACGATTTAACATATTCTTTCTACCCATGCCCAACACCAACACAAACATCAACTCCAACAAATACACCATCAAACACGCCAACACAAACCGTAACACCAACTAACACAATAACACCCACACCAACAAATCTAAGAACACAATTCATTGTTTGTTCAGGGGTCACATCTTACGATGCCTGCAATTGTACTGACACAGGCACAATATGGGGTGATAAACCAAATTTTGATGACAATATAGAATTTTATGATTCCGTGTTCGGACCTAACACCACAGACCTGACAGGTTATTTTGCTTACAATAATGTTGTTGTTGAACTTAATTCAAGTGGTGTAACAATAAGTCCGTACTCGTTATGTACAACTCAAACACCAACGCCTTCTTTCACGCAAACTTCAACACCTACACCAACTGAGACACCAACACAAACTCCGACGAACACTGAAACTCCAACAAACACTCCAACAAATACTACGACATCAACACCTACACCAACTAATTTGAGATTTCAATTTAATGTTTGTTCAGGGACTTCGTTAAGTGATGCATGTTTGTGTCTTGACACGGGAACAATATGGGGTGATAAACCAGTTTTTGATGAAAACGTTCAGTTTTTTGATTCAATATCAGGTCCAAATACTGTGGATTTAACTGGTTATTATTCATATAACGATGTTGTTATTGAATTGGATTCTGATGGTTTCACAATTGGTGCATTCTCATTGTGTCCAACACAGACTCCAACAAATACCTCTACTCCAACGAATACTGAAACAGCCACACAAACTCCTACTGAAACTCCTACTCAGACCGAGACACCTACCCAAACACAGACTCCTACCAATACAGAGACACCAACCCCTACAGAAACACCAACACAAACTCAGACTTCAACTCCAACTGAAACACCCACTCAAACTGAAACACCTACTCAGACTGAAACTCCTACCCAAACACAGACTCCTACAAATACAGAGACACCAACACAAACCGCAACACCTACAAACACGGAGACATCAACACAAACTCCAACTGAAACACCCACTCAAACCGCCACGCCATCTACCACTGCAACGGTTGGTTCCACATCAACCCCTACTGAAACAAGCACCCCTACACCTACTGAAACTCCAACTGAAACACCAACCCCGACGAACACACCTACTATTACTGATACTCCAACTCAGACTCCTACGGAGACTATAACTCAGACTCCTACTAATTCTGAAACTCCAACTCAGACTCCTACATTTACGCCTACAGAAACAATAACTCAAACACCAAGTGAGACTGCAACACAGACTCCAACAGAAACTCCAACTCAGACTCCAACTCAAACCCCTGAGTCTACAACTACGCCCACACCAACATTAACGCCTACAAACACTGAGACGCCTACGCCTTCAGTGACTGCAGAACCAACTCAAACCCCAACAAACACACCGACAAACACAGAAACGCCTACACCAACACCAACATTACCTGACGATAATTTCTTGTTACAGGAAGATTATTTTATGATTTTACAAGAGGATGGATTTGGTATTTTAATACAAGTTGCATCACCATCTCCCACTCAAACTGCAACTCCTACTAACACCCCTACTAACACTGAAACGCCTACAAATACACCAAGTGAAACTCCTACCAATACTCCTACTAATACCCCAACTGAAACACCAATTATTACTTCAACACCAACAACAACTAACACTCCGACCCCAACTTTACCTGATTTAGATTTCTTACTGTTTGAAGATAACTCAGTTGCAACTGCGGAAAATGATGATAATATTCAAATTGATATTATTCCATCACCAACACCAACAAATACGGAAACTCCGACACAAACGCCAACGGTAACTAATACTGTAACACCTACTAACACAGAGACACCTACCCAGACTCAAACGCCAACAAATACCAATACAGGAACATTAACACCAACACCATCTACAACACCAAATAATATTGTAACTTCAGGATTGGTTATTCAACTTGACGCTTATGAGAGTTCGAGTTATTCTGGAGGAACAACTGTTTTTGATATCACAGGTGGATACAACCATACATTAATCGGTGCAACTTACACAGTTCTTAATGGTATAAAATGTTTTGATTGTACGACAGGAAATAATAGAGTTAATTACAACTTAACAGGACCTACGTTACCCAACTCAGGATACACATATATTACTTGGGCAAGATTAATACCTAGTACTGCTGGATTTAGAACATTACTTTACACAAACTCGCCAAAATACACACCAATTACAATCCCTAACGCATCAAACACATTAGGATATTGGGATACTTCTTTCAAAAGTTCGGGATATGATGTTGCATCTTCAGCTGAAGTTTGGGTTCAGTATGCTGTAGTTGGAACAAATACATCTCAAACATTCTACATAAATGGTTCCCAAGTGGGTATCACAATCAGTGCGGGTGCTGGTGGAACCACACATTGGGGATGGGGTAATAATGATACGGCGGGTCAACCTTGGGGACATGTTGCTAACATGTATTTCTATAACAGACAATTAAACCTTGCTGAAATAACACAACAATACAATTACTTGGCTCCAAGATTTGTGGAACCAACACCTACACCTACAACAACAAGTACGCCAACAGTAACACCAACAGTTACTCAAACTCAAACACCATCCGCAACACCTAATATTGTTACAACAAACTTACAACTACAATTATTACCAAGTAGTTATGTTGGTTCAGGAAATGTTTGGGATACAACTGTTGGAACAACTGACGCCACTCTATCAGGAAGTCCAACATACAATATATTAAGTGGATTTACTTTTAACGGAACTTCATCTTATGGTAGAATACCAAGTGTGAATGGTGTAACAAACTTCACAAATTCTCAACAATATACGGTTGAGATATGGTTCAATCCTGCAAATGGTCAACCTAACGCAGGTGAGGCTGAATTGTTGGAGAAATGGAACTTAAACAATGAACCAAGGTACCCCTACACAATTAGATTTAATGAAGGTGCAAGTAGTATGTTAGTGGCGGCTTACGACGGTACTAACTTCCCTCAAGTTAGTGTGACAGGATTCCCTGTCAATACTTGGAAACAACTAGTTGCGGTATTTGATTTCGTTGGTGACACTCTAACAGTTTATAGAGATGGTGTATCTGGCGGAACTACAAGTTTAGTTGGTGTGGGACAAGTAAGTAATACGAGTCCCGTTGGTATTGCAGGAAGAGTTGCGTCAGGAACTGGAGGATTACAAGTTCCATTCAAAGGAACTGTTGGAATTATAAGAATGTATGATACATCATTAACTTCTGCACAAGTTTTACAAAACTTCAATGCAGATAAATCCAAATATGAACTATAAAAAAAATTAATATAAAATAAAATGGCAAACACAAAAATAAGTCAATTACCAACATTTACGGGAAATACTAATGGGTCGTTTATTGTTATGAACAATAGTGGTAATACGGAATCATTTAAGGTGGCTAAAGAAACATTATTTAGTGGATATTCAACAAATGTGGTATCACCAGTCTCAGGAAGTTGGACGGTGACTCCAGGGACTAATAACTACAGTTTTACAGTTGCTGACAGAAACACATATAACTTATGGGTTCAGGGAAATATACCAAATGGTATAATAGTTTATAATGCTACAGTAAGTATAAGTAATCTTAATGTACCCGTAATCGGTGTTCAGTATGCATGGAATTATACTGGTGGGGGTAGTCCAATATTGTTTACAAGTATACCTGTACAGATTATAGGAACTGCGGGTGCAATATCCACCGCTTCACCAGCTGTAGGCACAACAACTAATACATTTGTATTCGGTATTCAAAACAATACAGGTTCAAACGTTACGGTTGATTACGGATATATTAAAATAAGTTAAAATCAAAATACGGACTATAAAAACATATTTATAAAATAAAACAAAATGCCAAATTTACCGATATCCCAATTACCATTAGCAACGTCAGGACAACCTGAATCTTGGATGGCGATTGTAAACTACGATGTTGACCCATCAGGTATTACAAATAAAATATATTTCTCATCATTAACAGAACAATTTTCAGGTTCAACAGGAACAAGTGGAACTAGCGGAATAGATGGTAGTTCTGGTACAAGTGGAATAGACGGTTCATCAGGAACTTCTGGTTCAAGTGGAACGGATGGTAGTTCGGGAACTAGTGGTATAGATGGTTCATCAGGTACTTCAGGTATAGATGGAAGTTCAGGAACTAGTGGGACAGATGGTTCATCAGGAACTAGTGGAACTTCAGGTATAGATGGTAGTTCAGGAACAAGTGGAACAGATGGCTCAAGTGGAACTTCAGGTATAGATGGTAGTTCAGGAACAAGTGGAATAGATGGTTCATCAGGTACTTCAGGTATAGATGGAAGTTCAGGAACAAGTGGAACAGATGGCTCAAGTGGAACTTCAGGTATAGATGGTAGTTCAGGAACAAGTGGAATAGATGGTTCATCAGGAACTTCAGGTACAGATGGTAGCTCAGGAACAAGCGGTTCTTCAGGTACAGATGGTTCTTCAGGAACAAGTGGTACAGATGGTTCTTCAGGAACTTCAGGTACAGATGGTAGTTCAGGCTCTTCAGGAACATCTGGTTCAACTGGAACGTCAGGTTCATCAGGAACATCTGGGACTTCTGCAACGGGAACCACCAAATCTTATGGGGCGTTTTATGACACTGAAACACAGCCATTAGCGGCAGCTAACACTCCACAAGTCATGAGTGCAAACACTTCATCATTATCAAGTGGTGTGGTATTAAGTGGAGGAACAAAATTTGTGGTATTAAACTCTGGAATTTACAATTTACAATTTTCATCACAACTTAATAAAACCTCAAGCGGAACAGACGAAATTGCAATTTGGTTTAGAAAAAATGGTGTTGACTTACCAAATTCAAACACTGAAATGCAAGTTCCAAAACAAGGTTCGACAGGAAAGTTGGTTGCTGCGTGGAATATTTTGGAACAGTTGAATGCTAATGAATATTTGGAAATTGTTTGGGCGTCAGCGGATACCACATATGAGTTGTTAGGTGAACCAATACAAACAACACCATATGCAAAACCTGCAACACCATCAATAATTGTTACAGTAACACAAGTTTAAAATGTCAGATTGTGGTGTAACTATATCAAGTATCAATTTTAGTGGACAACTCACTAATGTAGTTTTCATGCCTGATTCGGGGGGAACAATTACACTTGGTGAAAAAGTTTTTCCTTTTACCTATGAGTCCGATTATGTCTACGGAACATTCTATTGTTATTTGCCAAGTTGCAAATACACTTATACTGTTGTAATTCCTGGTCCTACCCCTACACCAACAGTTACACCTCCAATCACACCTACACCTCACCCAACACCTACACCGACACCGGCTTTGGTTTATATGGATAATCTTTGGACAGATTCTGTTTGGAATAACGCCTGTGATGAGGCCGGTTATGGACCTTCAAATGTTACAATTTATTCATTTATCCCATTCCCTGAACTTGTGGCAGGTGATTATGTATATGGAAATCCTCTTTGTACAATACCTCCAATCGGAGCTCAAATGACAATTACCGATGGTAATACATGGATACAAATCGACCTACTGACAGGTTTGGTTGTGAACATTGGAATTTGTCCATAAGTTAATTGAAAAAAGAAAAATTTTTCTTCGAGGACAAGTATTTATATAAAAAAGATTTAAAATGGCGTGCAGTAAATATAATCTAACAAATACAGGAACCACAATCGTCACATTCAATTATCAAAGATGTGATGATGCACTGTGGCAATACCAAGTGGAATTATTACCAAATGAAGTAAAAAACATTTGGTTGTTAAACAATACTTATTCATCGGCATTCCCGAGAATCGTAGTTGTAGATGAGGGTGAATTCCCATCTCTTACTGTAACTTCAACTCCAAGTATTACGGCCTCCGCTACTCCAACAAAGACTCCAACACCAACCAATACGCCGACTAATACAAACACACCAACACAAACTAATACACCAACAACCACCCAAACACCCACACCAACAAATATTCTAAGAACAACTTTATCAAATGTTTGTCATAGTGCGTTTAATTTTGGTTCAATTTGTAACTGTCCTGGAACTGCTACAATTTTTGTAAACGGAACTAGTTTGGCGGATTCAACTTTAGTTTGGTCAGACCAATTCGGACCTAATACTGGAAATCCTGAGGGTTACTACACAGAAGATGGAATTATTTACTTAGTAAGTAGCGGTTGTTCCGTTGGTTGTATTACAGGTGCAACTATAGAGGTTTACGGGACTTGTGGTCCAACACCAACACCTACTAATACTCAAACTCCTACAAACACACCTACAAACACTAATACCCCAACACAAACTTCTTCTCCGACACCCACCCCTGTGATATTTGCATTTCCTGTTGGCTCAGGCTCAACAGCAAATGAGGCTTGTGCTTCAGGAACTGTAGGAACAATTTGGGGAAATTTTTCTATATTCAATGATTGTACACAGTTTTACTTAGATGATATAGGTACAACAGGATTCACTGCAGGATTCTATGTTAACAGTAGTATAGTGACTGAAATAGATACTTACGGTTCTCAAGTGGGGGGAATGGATAGTTGTGCGGTTATACCAACTCCAACACCTACTCCAACTACAACAACTACAGAAACACCAACACCTACTCCAACAACAACACCGACGGCAACTCGTGGATATTATGAATATACTTTAGGTTCAGGTGCAACACCTAATGATGCTTGTGATAACTTTACATCATCACCAAATACAGTTTATGGTTCAGTTTCAGGTGGCATTGGTCCTAATATCGGTGAAGCTTTGTATCAAACAGCTGGTAATCCTCCAACAAACACAGTCGCTGATGGTTACTATTCAAATGGAACCGCTTGGTATTTGGTGACTGGTGGTTCAGGATTGATTACAAGTAGTGACCCTAATGGTTGCTCAGGATTACCAACACAAACTCCAACACAAACACCAACAAATACACAAACTCCAACACAAACTTCAACAAATACACAAACTCCAACACAAACACCAACAAATACACAAACTCCAACACAAACTTCAACTCCAACACCTACATCAACGCTTCCAATTAATTTAATTTTTAATAACAATGCAACAACTGATGTTCAGATTGATGGTTTCAGTGATGATTCAGGACCGATAAGTCTTAATTTTCAATCAATTCCATTCCCTGTTTTGAGTGGTCAAACCTTAAGTGGAAATCATCCAACAACTGATACAAATCCTGTTGCTGCTGTTAGTGGTTCAAGTACCTATAATTACGCGGTTTACAACAATAGTATATTCATATACTCAGGAACTTCTACTGGTTCAATAGCTATTGCTTTAAGTAGTGGAGGTGTACCTGTATATACTAACGACGTAGTGCAATTGGATATTACGGACTAATTAATACAAAAACTAATTTCTTTTAAACCCTCTACTTTTGTGGAGGGTTTTTTATTTTTATACAAAATATATTTCATGAACAAAATTTTTATTCAAATCGCATCTTACAGAGACCCACAGCTTGTTCCAACAATTAAAGATATGTTGGCAAATGCCAAAAAACCTGAAAACCTTGTCATAGGTATTGCAAGACAATATTCTGAAACTGATGGTTTTGATAACTTGGATGAATGGAAAGATGATAAAAGATTCAGAATTTTGAATATCCCATACCAAGAAGCCAAGGGTGTTTGTTGGGCAAGACACTTAGTTCAACAACTTTATAAAAATGAAAAGTATACAATGCAAATCGATTCTCATATGAGATTTGAAAAGGATTGGGATGATACTTTAATAAAAATGATTAAGGGTCTACAAAAGGACGGGTACAAAAAACCTCTACTTACGGGTTACGTACCTTCCTTTGACCCTGACAACGACCCCGCAGGGAGAGCAAAAGATGCATGGAGAATGGTATTCGATAGATTTATCCCTGAAGGGGCTGTTTTCTTTTTGCCCGAAACAATACCAGGTTGGAGAGAAATGACAAAACCTGTAACTGCAAGATTTTACTCGGCACACTTTTGCTTCACTTTGGGTGAGTTCTCCAAAGAAGTTCAACACAATCCTGAATATTATTTTCATGGCGAAGAGATTTCAATAGCGGCGAGAGCTTACACGTGGGGATACGACTTATTCCATCCACACATTCCTGTTGTATACCATGAGTACACTCGTAAAGGTAGAACTAAACAATGGGATGATGATAAAACTTGGGGTGAAAAAAATAGACATTCACATCTGACCAATAGAAAACTTTTCGGTATGGATGGTGAAACACAAGAAGGTCATGATGGTCCGTACGGATTTGGAACTGTAAGAACCTTAAGAGATTACGAAAAATATTCGGGTTTGTTGTTTGAGAAAAGAGCGGTTCAAAGATATACTTTGGATAAAAATTATCCTCCAAATCCATATAACTATGAAAACGAAGAGGCTTGGAAAAAAGATTTTGCATCAGTTTATAAACATTGTATTGATGTTGGATATTCTAGTGTTCCTGAAAAGGATTATGATTTTTGGGTAGTTGCGTTCCACGGACCGAACGATGAAACATTATTTAGAAAAGATGCGGATAAAAACGAGATTGCCAGAATGATGAATGACCCAGACAAATACTGTAAGATATGGAGAGAATTTCAAACTGACGTTCTTCCAAAGTATTGGGTGGTGTGGCCTCACTCTGAATCAAAAGGTTGGTGTGATAGATTAACGGGACAACTAAACCACAATCACGTAAGTTAATGAACCTATCAAATATACCCAAATTTGTTGTAAATTTAGAAAGAAGACCTGACCGGTTGGAACATATCAAAAAAGAAATGGAGTATATCGGTTGGGACTTTGAATTGTTCAAAGCAATTGATTTGAACAATCACGGAGGTTGTAGTTTATCTCATTTTGAAATTTTGAAATTAGCAAAAGAGAGAAATTATGAGTCTGTAATGGTCATAGAAGATGATTGTACATTTTTACCTTATTCAAAAAGTTTAATAAATAAGATTGAAAATGAGACTGATGATTTTGAATTCGGTGTAATAAATTTTGCTCCCACTTTGAATAGACCAGTACTACAAAGTTCAATTCAACCTTTGTTCTTGGATATAACAAACCTCCCTCCGAAAAAAGAACATGAAAGAGGTATATTTGCAACTAATTTTATGTTATATCATAATTCCATTTACGATGGAGTTATGGAAATTGCGAAACCTGAAAATTTGGGTTACTATGCGATTGATGATTTCATTTATCAATTTGTCTACCCAAGAAAACAGAGTTATTCTCCAATCCTACCATTAGCACCGCAAATTAGTAGTTGGTCGGATGTTTCTCAAGGACAATATAATAACTTTTACACTCAAACTTACAACTGGAATTTATACAGTCCTTTCAAAATTCCTAGTGAGTTTTTAAATGGTGTCAACCTTAAAGAACTTAAAGAAAATAATATTCACAAAGATTTTTATTATGTCAGTTAAATTTATTACTTGTATCTACAGTGATTTGAATGGTACAGAGTTTGGAGGAAGACCTCAAAGAGTAAGTCATTACAGATACAGTTTATTATCTCTACTTAAAATGACTGAAGCCGATTTTTTGTGTTACACATCAGACAGAGAATTGGAAAATCTAAAAACCTTTTTTTATGAAACACACCAAATCAATCCAAGTAAATTGGAATTTAAAGTTTTTGATTTAACTCAAACAAAATTCAAAGATTTGATTTTATCCTATAAGGATGTTGGTGCAATAAAAGCGGGTGACAGATGTATTGAAATTCAATATTCAAAATTTCATTGGTGGTGGAATGAAGATAAAAGTTATGATTACTACTATTGGATTGATGCAGGTCTTTCTCATTGTGGTTTAATCCCTTTGAAATATTTGACCAACAACCAGCTCGAAAGAAGGTATTATGAATCCAATCTTTTCAATAATGATTTTTTAAAAAATATGATTGAAGATACGGGTGATAAGTTTTTACTTATTGGTAAAGAGAATGAAAGAAACTATTGGTCAGGAACCTTAGACCCAAAATGGTATAAAAACTATGATAGGAGCATTCACATCATTGGTGGTCTTTTTGGGGGACACAAAAGTAAGTGGGATGAAGTTGTAAACTTATTTGAAGATTATGCAAAAAAAGTTATCGAAGATATTAAACAATTACCCCACGAAGAAAACATCATGAGTCTCATGTTTTTCAACCACCAAGAGTTGTTTTATAGAAAACATTTCGATATTTGGTGGTGTAGGGACAATGCGCCAAGTGGAGTGGATGAAACTTTCTTTACATTAAATAAAAGTTTTTTCAGAATATTAGAAGAATTTAATAGAATTTATGAATAATATAACTCTTGTAACAGGAATATGGGACATAGGAAGGTCATCTCTCTCTGAGGGTTGGGCAAGACCTTTTCAACATTATTTGGATAAATTTGAATCGTTGTTGAAGGTGGAGGAAAATCTTATCGTATTTGGCGAATCGTCTTTGAGGGAATTCGTTTTCCAAAGAAGAAGTGAAAAAAATACACAATTCATAGAACGACCTCTTTCTTGGTTCATTGACAATGAGTTTTATCCGTTAATTCAACAAATAAGAAATAGAGAAGATTGGAAAAACCTGTCGGGCTGGTTGAAAGATTCAACACAAGCAAGATTGGAGAATTATAACCCCCTTGTTATGTCCAAAGTGTTTCTTTTACATGACGCAAAAATAATGGATAAGTTTGATTCTGAATACATGTTTTGGATTGATGGTGGATTAACAAATACTGTTCATCCTGGTTATTTTACTCATGACAAAGTATTAGATAAACTAACCAAATACATTTCCAAGTTTTCATTTATTTGTTTTCCTTATGATGCAGAAAGAGAAATTCATGGATTTGAATACAATAAGTTAAATGAACTTGCGGGTGCCAAAGTAAATAAAGTTGCAAGAGGAGGGTTCTTTGGTGGACCAAAATCAACAATACCTTCAATAAACTCTATCTATTATGGATTGTTGAAATCTACTCTTGAAGAAGGTTACATGGGAACTGAAGAATCGATTTTCAGTATCATGTGTTACAAACACTCTGATTTAATAAATTATTTCAAAATTGAATATAACGGACTTATTGGTAAGTTTTTTGAAGATTTGAAAAATGATGTTTTGGAAGTTAAGAATGAAACAAGTGTTGTATCGAAAAATAATCTTGATATCAACAAAGTTGGGTTGTATGTAATCACATTTAATAGTCCGAAACAATTCGAAACTTTGATAAATTCGTTTTTGGAATACGATAAAGATTATCTTAACAAGACGAAAAAATTCCTTCTGAATAATTCTACAGATAATTCAACATATGAAGCATACAAATATCTTTGTGAAAAATATGATTTTGAACACATTATACCTGATGAAGGTAATTTAGGAATTTGTGGTGGAAGACAGTTCATTGCGGAGCACTTCGACAAAACTGATTTACATTATTATTTGTTCTTCGAAGATGACATGTTTTTTTATTGTAAAGATGGAGAAGTTTGTAGAAACGGTTTCAATAGAAAAGTGGACAACTTATACACAAAATCTTTAGAAATTGCTAAAAAAGAAAATTTTGATTTTTTAAAATTAAATTACACTGAATTTTTTGGTGACAATAGTGTTCAATGGTCATGGTACAATGTTCCTCAAAATGTGAGAGAGGAGTTTTGGCCTGGTAAACCAAGACTTCCACAAATGGGATTGGACCCAAATGCACCAAAACTTGAGTTTGATTCAATTTTATCACATAAGGGAGTTCCTTATGCCACAGGTGAGATTTACTACTGTAATTGGCCTCAAATTGTTTCAAAAACAGGAAATCAAAAAATGTTTTTAGAAACTACATGGGCACATCCTTTTGAACAAACGTGGATGAGTCACATGTATCAACTCACCAAAAAAGGTCAATTAAAACCTGGTATCTTGTTGATGACACCCACGGAACATAACAGGTTCGAACATTATAATAGAGAACTTCGTAAAGAGTCATAACAATATATTTATTGTTATGGAATTTTATATCGCAAAGAATGCCACCCTTCCTCTGTTGAAAATGCAAGTAGTTCAAGATGGTAGGTCAAGTTATTTGGAGTTCATGGAATCTCTCCCATTTTCCACCATCTATTTTACAATGATAGATTATTATACGGGGGTTCCAAAAATCGTGTCTGCTCCTTGTTATATTACTTCATTGATATTACCTGAACCAGGTGCGGGTGTAGAATATTATATTTATTTCCAATTTACTTCAATGGATACAGACACACCGGGTAGGTATCAAGGCCAATTTTTAATTAAGAATGAAGAAGGTAATCTCATTTTACCTCTTAGAGAACAACTTTACATTAATATCGAAGACAGCTTCATTGCAGAGTCCCCTTGTTGTTAAATTTGATATAAGGGAATTTTTTTTTATATTTATGGGTAATGAGTAAGGTAAACTTCACGATAGTGTGAAAGCCAATAAACCACTCGTAAATTTTATGATTTCGAATAAAGAAATTGAAGAGTTTCTTCAAGGGAACGACCCTGAAGAATTTATAGTCGCAATAGAGTTTGACTACGTTTCTAACTCAATCTACAAAGTCAAAGAAATACCAGGTAAAGGTAAAGACATTAGAAAAGACCAGTTTATTCCATTCGCGTGGGTTGGTGACCTAAGAGGTCTTGGTTTTTACAATGATTCCAAAATGGCACAAAAAGAAGCCATGACCAAATACGGAATAGTCATCGACAAACTCGAAACCAAAGGAGATGAAAGACTTGAAAAGGGTCTTACATTCATGGTGAAGTCTCTTAAAGGATATAGAGAATTAATTCAATTTTTTCGTGATGGAAACTTGGACCCGTGGGGTGAGAAAGCGAAAGATAAAATAATGGTTCTCCCTCCTGTTGAGCAATATCTAATAGCAAAAGAAAAAAGATTGTTCAAAGGTTTTGATGACTACGACCAAGTTACAAGACTTGTATTCGACTTAGAGACCAATGCTCTTGACCCTAAAGATGGTCGTATTTTCATGATTGGAATAAAAACCAATAAAGGTTACCATAAAGTAATTGAGTGTCTCGATGAATCCCAAGAAAAGGGTGCAATCATTGAGTTCTTCAATATCATTGACCAAATAAAGCCTTCCATCATAGGTGGATATAATTCAGCAAACTTCGACTGGCATTGGATATTCGAAAGGGGTCAACGTCTTGGTATTGACATGAGAAAATCAATCAAATCTTTACACCCTCAACATTCTTATACAAGAAAAGAATCAATTCTCAAACTTGCAAACGAGGTTGAGGATTACTTACAGACTTCCATTTGGGGATATAACGTAATTGATATTATTCACGCGGTCAGAAGAGCTCAAGCTATCAATTCGAACATCAAGGCTGCGGGTCTTAAATACATCACCAAATTTATCAACAAAGAAGCCCCTGACCGTGTTTACATAGAACACACAGACATCGGAAAGTTCTACGCTGAAAAAGAAGAATTTTGGTTAAACATACAAAATGGAAAATATAAAAAGGTAGGAATTGACCCCGAAATCGATAATGTTTGCAGAAGAAGAGAAGATATATACATCAAAACTACGGGTGACAATCTTGTAGAAAGATATTTGGATGATGACTTGGAAGAGACCTTGGCTGTTGATAAAGAGTTTAATCAAGCGTCATTCTTACTTGCATCAATGATTCCAACAACTTATGAGAGAGTTTCAACAATGGGTACCGCAACCCTATGGAAAATGTTGATGCTTGCCTGGTCTTACAAGCACGGACTTGCGATACCACAGAAACAAAGTAAAACAGACTTCGTAGGAGGTCTTTCCCGACTACTTAAGGTTGGGTATAGTAAGAATGTACTCAAGTTAGACTTCTCGTCTCTATACCCCTCTATTCAGCTTGTACACGATGTATTTCCCGAGTGTGATGTTACAGGTGCAATGAAGGGTATGTTGAAGTACTTTCGTGATACTCGTATTAGATATAAACAACTCGCTGAAGAGTTTGAAAAAACTGACCCACAGAAATCCGCGTCCTACTCTAACAAACAATTACCAATCAAGATATTCATTAACTCTATGTTCGGGGCTCTTTCTGCCCCTCAGGTATTCGCTTGGGGTGACATGTACATGGGAGAACAAATCACTTGTACAGGTCGACAATACCTTCGTCAGATGATTAAATTCTTTATGAGTAAAGGATACACACCACTTGTTATGGATACTGACGGGGTAAACTTTTCGAGTCCTGATGATGTGGATATTCATAGGTATGTAGGTAGAGGACTGAACTGGAAAGTTAAGGTTGGTAAAGAATACACCGGTCCTGATGCTGACGTAGCAGAATACAATGATATTTTCATGAGAGGTGAGATGGCTTTAGATACTGATGGTGTTTGGCCTTCATGTATAAATCTTGCCAGAAAAAATTACGCAGTTATGGATGCGAAGGGAAAGATAAAGTTGACTGGCAATTCTATCAAATCAAAAAAACTTCCTTTATATATTGAAGAATTCCTTGATAAAGGAATAAAATATCTTTTGGAGGGTAGGGGTAAAGAATTCATTGAATACTATTATGAATACCTACAAAAGATTTTTGACCAAAGAATTCCATTATCAAAGATTGCTCAGAGAGCTAAAGTAAAACTCACGTTGGATGACTACAAGAAAAGATTAACACAAAAGACCAAGGCAGGAAATTCTATGTCAAGAATGGCACATATGGAACTTGCAATTCAACAGAATTTGAATGTTAACTTGGGTGATGTTATAATGTACGTAAACAATGGTAAGAAAGCTTCTCAAGGTGACGTGCAGAAAATGACTGCTAAGCAAATCAAAGATACTAACGACCTTAATAAGTTGCAAAACCCAAATGCACCACAAATTACTGATGGTGTAATTGTTAACTGTTACATGTTGGATGCTAATATTTTAGAAAACAATCCTGATACAACAGGAGAATACAATGTGCCACGAGCAATTGTAACATTCAACAAAAGAATTGAACCTTTGTTGGTTGTGTTTCAACAAGAGGTTCGAGATGGTTTACTTGTAACAGACCCAGCGGAGAGAGGTATTTTCACAACTTCTCAGTGTGAACTTATAAATGGAATGCCTTTCGAAGAGGGAGACCAAGACAAGTTACAAGAAGATGTTTTGGATATTACAGAACAAGAATTGGAATATTGGAAAAAAAGAGGTTTAGAACCAAACTATATGTACGAATTAGCTGAGGAGGATTGGGAAACAAAGTTAGGATTGTTTCAATCCGTCTGAAGATAATATATACCAATTATTTCTAACAAATCTGAATTCGACACAAGCAAGTTTGTCCAACTCAACTTCATCGTATTCTTCATCAATCAAACCTACATCAGGAACTACCAAAAGTTTTGTCATTGATTTAACTACTACGTGGTCACTTTTACGAGAGTTTAATGTTAGGACTGCATCAGGAACACCTCTTACAACAATACAAGCCTCTCCTTGAACTGTGTAACTAGCTTCTGAAACCAAAGCGACCTCGGAAGTTTCAATTCTGAGACCGTTAATAATTCTTGTTGATGGTATGGATTTAACAATTGCCATTAAATTACATAAATTTGTCTTGGAAACGCTCTAAATTTCATTTGTTTGTTTAGGTTTTCCGCAATTAAAGCTTCTCTTTCCATAACCTTTTCAGGTCTCAATCTTGTCAACCAACCTTCAGCTCCCGTAAGTTCTTCTATTAGTTTACTTTTTTCATCTTTAGACTCGGTTGCCAAACTTTGATAATCCATGGTTATTTCTGAGTCTGGTGTTTTCAGATTTCCTGAAAACTTACCTCTTACTCTTGATAAAGTTTCTTTGGCGTATGCGGTAAACCATCTTCTTACCCATTGTTGACCCGGAACGTTCAAGTCCTCCCAAGAAAGAGATTCAATTGGGACGTCAGTTGGAAGTTTTATTATGTCGGGGTTGGCTTTCAAACAGTCATTTCTGTCATCGGGTCCTACATCATAATACCAGTACCAAACAGCCTTTCCAACATACAGGCTATAGTTACTCCAATTGAATCTTCCACCTGGAGTGTTATAAAGAAATACATTTTTCTTCCCATCGGGTAAACCTGTTATTCTATAAGTTAATGAACCACCTAAGATTCTGTTTAAGATATTCGCTTCTTGCATTCTTATGAGATAGTCAAAACCTGACATCATAAAGTATGAACCTTGATATCCCATTTGAGCATAACCGGCTTCGTTTGCACCTAAACCAATACCACCAAATCCAAATCCACCAACACCGCCCAATCCGAACGCTGTCCATGGTTGGTTGGAAAACCACAATAATTCGTTGACCTCTCTGCCTGCTGGAATTTCGTAGTTTTGAGTGTTGGCACTCAGTATAAAATAATCTTTCTTTAAAACCCAAGGACCCACGGTCTGTAAACCAACAATTTTGGAATATGCGTAAGAAAATTGTTGTTCAAAATCCATTGTTCTTGTAACAAGGGCTCTTGCAACAGATTTTTCATTCATGTTCAAGTTAACGAGATTTACCCATTGAGAATCAATGAGCCACTGTAGGACGTATTCCTCATAGTCTCCGATTGACAATTCCATCAATGAGTCTAACATCTCATCTGTTAGTTCTACACTTCTTAGGGGTGCACCCAATTGATTTCTTAGTCGATTATAAATTCTACTTCTTTCTGGTTCTGGAATAACGGCCATTAGAATGATTTACATATAAATATCATCTTAGTGTATAAATCAAATCATCGGGAGGGAACTTGTATGCGTTGATACCCAATTCAACATTTTGATTTTTGAAAACAATCGTTTCGAAAGAATTACTGAAAATCATAAAGTCTACATTGTATTTTTTTACACTGCTTGGAGTAAGAACCACAACTTTTCCTTCTTCGGTAAAATAAGTTGAGAATGGTTTTATTTGCGCGGTCATCACATTTCCATCAATTGTAATTTCACCATCAAGTCCTTCTGAATCTGATTGTGCACCGAACTCACTTTTAATTTTTACGTTTTCTAATCCAAATTCTTTTTTCAATCTTTTACTAGACCAAGTTTCTACTTTCTCTCCTTTAATTCTACTTTCGCCTAAGTTTGACATGATTGCTTTGTAAAATGCAGATTCTTCGTTGAATATTTTTTCCGCAGCTTCAATCAAAATATGTACTAGTTTTCTTACACCTACAATTTGTTCAGGTAATGTTTTTCCCTTTAATATAATCTTTGGTCTTCCGACTTTTTTTAGTATCGCGTTTACACTTTTTGTAATCATACAAAAGGCTCTATGATTACCTGCTAAATAACTTATATCGTGTCTTTGACCATCTTTGTAAAACCCTTGCATTCTGTTGATTTCAAGGTCTTTGGGTCTGTATTCTAACCAAGGTACTTTTTTTAGTGCGGTATAAATCCCCCCACCGTAAATTTTACTAATTTCGTCAGTTTTTAAAAGTTGTTGAAAGAATTTATCATCTTCCAAAGTACACGCCTGAATGTATGATGAATCAGTATTTTCAATCAATAGTTCCTTATTTAATTTAGATTCAATTAGTTTTGTTTTGGTTTTCATATCAAAAAGTTTTGATACAAAATCCCAGTTGACTACTTTCCAAAAGTTTGTGATATATTCATCTCTTTTGTTTCTGTATTTGAGATAGTAAGCGTGTTCCCATAAATCTAATCCTAACAGAGGAAAACCACCACCTTCAACCACATTCATAAGTGGATTGTCTTGATTAGGGGTTGACATAATTTTCAAACTCCCGTTCTTTGTTATAATTAACCATACCCAACCTGAACCAAATCTATCTTTAGCTATTGTCTCAAACTTCTTTTTGAAATTTGTAAAAGTCCCATATTCTTTTGTAATTTTTTTATAAAGGTCTCCAGTTAGTTTTTTTGGTTTGGGTGTGAGCATGTTCCAAAAAAGTGCGTGGTTGAAAGCTCCACCTGCGTTGTTTCTGATTGTTTTATCGTATCTTGAAATGTTTTTAATAATTTTTTCAAGTTCCAAATCACCATAATTTTTCTTTGCTAATGCGTCGTTCAATTTATCTACATAACCCTTATAATGTTTGTTATAATGAAACTCCATGGTTTCAGGGTCAATGAACGTTTTTAGTGCTGAGTAAGAATAAGGTAATTTTTCTATTCCAATTTTTTTCATTTCAGTGAGAAGTAAATTTTTTTCTTCGTTCACTTTGTTCTCCAAAATCTGATACTCAAGATTTTGAATTTGTTGTTCTATTTTCTTCATATCTAATGAAAGGCGTTTGTTATATAAATAACACGCTTTCTGTTATTATCTCATTTCGTTAATTCGGTTCATTATTTCTTCAACGAAATCAGCGGAGTTTTGTACGTCTCCCATGACAGTTGCAATGACATTTTTCTTTTGATTTAGAATGTCATAAATTATTCCTTCAATTGTGTTTTCAAATATTGGATAATATACCAAGACATTATTTTTCTGACCATATCTATATGCTCTATCTTCTGCTTGAGAGTGGTCTGAAGGTAGAAATGAAAGGTCGTTCATTATAACCGCTTCAGCAGAAGTTAAGGTTATACCCACACCAGCGGCTTTTATATTCCCAACAAAAACTGTTATTTTTTCGTTTTCTTGAAATTGGTCCACAGCAAATTGTCTTTCTGCTTTTGACATCGAACCGTCAAGTTTTACTGCAGATTTTCCGAAGTGTTCGGTAATTTTATTGAGTGAGTCTGTAAAGTTACAAAATATGATTACTTTTTTTCCTTGTTCTAAAATATTCTCAGCGAGTTCTATTGTTTGAGTAATTTTTTCATTTGCTACAATTTGTCTAACTTTTGTCAGTTTAGTAAATTGTACTGTTAAGGATTTAGATTCTTCAGGATTTTTTTCATACCAATTATAATACTCACCCATTACCTCCTCGTACTCTTTTGATTTCAACCTAAGATAAACGGGTGTTATTATTTTATCAGGTAAATCTAATACGTCTTCCTTAAGTCTTCGGAGTATGGTATTTGATGTTCTGTCTCTAAGTTCTTCTAAGTTTGACGACCCCATTACGTTCCATACTTTTCTCGGTCCAACTCTAAATTGATATCCTGAACAGTACCTAATTACATAAGCCATCCAGTTTTTAGCTACGGGAGAATCAACCAAACTTAATAAGTTATAATAATCGATAGGTCGGGAAGTCATTGGGGTACCAGTTAATAACCAAAGTCTGTCAACTTTTTTTACAAGGTCATTGATTAGTTTTGTTCTTTGTGCTTGAGCATTTTTGATATAGTGTGCTTCGTCAATAACCACCAAATCAAAATTGGCTCCAAGAATTTGCGATTCAGCTTTTTTCTTAGTGTCATGGAAATTTTTTATAATATCGTAGTTTATAATAACAAAGTCGTGATTCGGGTCGAAGTTTTTACCCTCGGCAATATATACAGACCTGTTTGAATAATTTTCTATTTCTCTTTTCCAATTTATTTTCAAAGTTGCGGGACAAATTATTAATATTTTTTTCGCCTTTGTTTCAAGTGCTGCGATGATTGTTGAGGTAGTTTTACCCAATCCCATATCGTCAGCCAAAATAAATTTTTTATTTTCAACCAACTTTTGAATTGCTTCTTTTTGATGAGTGAGTGGAGGACGTACAGAGTATTTTGAAAAGTCTATTACAACATCTTTAACTGTGTTATCTTTTATAACAGCGGCTTTTGGTAACCAAAAATCGTGTAATTCTTCACTATCAAAAACCTTCCCCCAAATATGGAATGCTTTTTCTTTTTCGGCGAGTAATTTTTCCACCCAAATTTTAGTTGGTATTTCAGTGTAAAGTTTGTCGTCGGCTAGTTTTTGTGCAAAATATGCATCAAGTATTACCCATTTTCTTGCAACTTTGGGTTGGTTTTCATGGTTATTAATAATATACTCTGATTGACTTCTTGTTGGGTAGAATTTTTTATTGACAATAGATTTCCTTTTCAACTCTAAGATGTAGTTGTTCGCACCTTCGTAGGTTTCAAGTATGGTTAGTGCTTTGGATTCTAAACTTACTTCAGGACTCATTTACTTAACTTCAACGTTTGTTCTCCCGTCGTTCCAATATTCTTCACCACCATAATAAACAAAAATTTCTTCATCTTGTTCTATGTCTCTTGAAGCAAAAAATTCAAAGGTGTCGTTTTCTATATTTGACCTCCAGTTGGCGTTTGGGGTATTACTATGGTTGTAGTAACTAGAAAATCCCATCCCCACAACTTGTTTGTCCCAATCAGATGTTCCTTGAGGCCAATTGAACCGATAGTTCATCAAAATGGCGCTCGAGGTTTTTTTAGGGATTTCTAAATCCAAATAAGGGGTGACCTCGAAAATTTCGTCTTTGAGAATTTTCTGAGAGGCAAAAACTCCTTTACCATGAATTGGACTATTGTCCAAGTATATTTTTGTTGACGGATATAAACGCATAGCTTTTGATTGAAATATAACAAACAGAAATATATTTATCAATATGGCAGAAAACTTAGTTCCCATAACTAGACTTGGTAAGTTCTTCGGTGGTGAAGATTATGCTCTTGATATTGATATGGGTCAGGAATGGTTGATTGGTGATATGAACTTCACCGTTGTTTTGTATAGAATTGACAGATATAAAACCAAAACAGATGATGTCTACGGTGAGGTGTTGGAAGATGGAATCCAATTCTTAGCGCCTGTTGAGCTGAAAGGTTATGTTCAGGTTTTAGCCCCTACAAATAAATTCCTCGGAAACTCAAGAGTAGAACAACAAGAACCTGGTAATATGAGGTTCAGTGTTTATCAAAAAACCTTGGATGATTTACAAGTTGAAATTTTCATGGGTGATTATTTGGGATATTATGAAAGTGAGGATAGAGTTAGATACTATGTTGTCTCAGATGATGGGTATGTTAAGTCGGACAATAAACACACTTATGGTGGATACAAACCATTTTACAGAACGGTTGTCGCTACTTATGTTAGTGAAAATGAATTCAGGGGTATATAATGAAAATATTAATAAAAGAGTCTCAGTTCGACAATTTGTTTTTAGGTGAGAGAGTAATGGTATATTACAACTTACACAAACATACTTTTTCAGTGACATACTCAGGAAAGGTCATAATTCATGCCGATTACGTAAAACTTGATGATGTTGAATTTAGAGTTAGAGAGGGTGGTAAATCTAAGGTAAGAGATGAAAAAAGAAAAAATGTTCATGCCTTTGTGATTGGTAATTTGATTGATTATTGTGAGTTCCCTTGTGAAGATTTGGTTGAACCTGAGGATGGTGTGGTGGTGACATATGACCCTTACAAGTATGATAGTTTCGTAGTTAAAAAAACAGGCGAGCCAGTCTTCAATGCTAGTGAGGTTGAAATGGTCAATCTAAAAAATAAAATATATATAATTGAAGAATAAAGATGCCTCTACCTAAACAAGTCAAGCCCACATTACCATTAGTCCCCAAAAAAACTTTGAGTGCTAGAAGGGAACAACTTTTGGAGTACATTAAAAAAGATGGTACGTATCTTCCAAAGTCTGTTCTTCATGCCGATTTGGATAAGGGTATGTTAGAGTTTTCTAAAAATGAATTAAAGGTAGTGACTGCGGGTAAGGTTGTGCCTTTCCTCGATATAATTATTACAACTCAGAATTGGACACAATATTTGGAAACGTGGAAATTTGTTGATTTGGATTACAACCCTAGTCCTCCCTTTATAACTTTAGTCAGAAGCCCCGAGGTTAAATATGGTTCCAACCCCGCAACAAAATATAACATACCAAATAGGAAACAGTTTTATTATGCTTCGGTACCAACTTGGGATGGAAACATGCAAGGAATGGACATATATACAATACCTCAACCTGTACCTGTGGACATCAATTATAGTTTGAAAATCATTTGTAATAGAATGAGGGAACTCAATCAACTTAATAAAAATGTAATGCAGACTTTTGCTTCAAGACAAGCTTATACTTTTATCAAAGGGCAGTATGTTCCAATTATATTGAACAATGTTGGTGACGAATCTCAAATGAACATGGATGCAAGAAAGTATTATGTTCAGTCCTATGATTTTACAATGCTAGGTTATTTGATTGATGAAGAAGAGTTCGAAGTAAAACCCGCAATTCAAAGGGTTACTCAATTGGTGGAAGTTGATACTTCAGTACTTAAAAAGAAAAGGAAAATTTGGCCTGAAAACCCAAGTCAGTTTCCAACTCAGTTTTTATTTTTATCAGGGGTAACATCTCTCAGCGAAAAAATAGATTTCACTGCGAACATGTCGATTTTATCCACAGACAATATTTCATCATATGATGTATACATTAATGGTAATTTTTACGGGACTGACGTACCATTTATTCAAATAACATATAACGATGTATTGAATGTACAGGTAGATAAAATTGATAACACCAAAGAGGCGGTTATAAATTTTGACAACAAATTAGTCTAACCTTCCCCGTAGATATCTTTTTTCTCCTGACACTTTTCAAGTATCAGATTTTCCAAAAATTTATAAATTTTAATTCCCCTCTTATCACAATACTTTTTTAGGATTTCGTGTACTGTAGGGTCAATTTTTATGTTTTTGATTTCTTTCTTAGTCCTCATGGTAGAAAAAAGGCAGAATTTATTCTCACCGTTTATAAATAGATAGTTAAAAGTAAAGTTTTTTCATTCGTATTAGAATATTTATCAATAAAATAAATCTGACAGAATAATTTTTAATAATGGCAACAACAACTGTAAACCAAAAAGTTTATGTTTCACCTGGCGTCTATACTTCTGAGACCGACTTATCATTTGTGGCTCAAAGCGTTGGTGTAACAACATTAGGTTTGGTAGGAGAGACTATCAAAGGTCCTGCTTTCGAACCTGTTTTCATAACAAACTATGATGAGTTTCAAGCCTTCTTTGGAGGAACTGAACCTGTGAAGTTTGTAAATACACAAATTCCAAAGTACGAAGCTGCATACATTGCAAAATCTTACTTACAACAATCAAACCAACTTTTTGTAACAAGAGTGTTGGGATTGTCTGGTTACGATGCGGGTCCATCTTGGAGTATTTCCTTGGTGGCAAATCCTGACCCAACAACAATTGATATTGACACAGGAGTTGCTGCAATCAATTTTACAAGTGTGTTCTCAGGAAACACTGGTGGAACAGTAAATTTCTCAAGTTTACCAGGGGTAATTGCAACAAACTTCAATAGTCTTTATACTTTGAATGATGGTAGTACTTCTACTTTCAATAACGATTTTACTGATGCGTTGTTGTCTGTATTTTCTAACAACAGTTTATCAGGTAATACAGCATTTGCTTGGGGAGCAATTCCAAGTTCAAATTATTTAAACGTATTAAGTGCTGGATATACCGGTTTCACAAATGAATTCGGTGTTGATAATGTTAACTTGGACAATAATGATTTGTCTGCAGGAGACAATGATGCTTGGTACTACGCTAACTTTGATTTACAAACAGGTAATGATTATGGTGGTTATTCATTTTATTGGGCAATTAATCAAATGATTAATCCAAGTGTTGGAGTTTTCTCAGGAACTGTATCAGGAACAATTTTTACATATTCGGGAAGTGCGTTCAGTGAGTGGAATAATATGGTTGTTGCAACACTTCGTTCAAGAGGTATATCTTTGTTTACGAACAGTTCCACAAGTCTTAACCACGGACCAATATATGAGGTTACTGGATTAACTGACGTTGATTTAATTTGTACTGGACAATACACCGGAGTTACACAAAATCCTTTCTCTCTTTTTGGAATTTCAGGTGTTACTAAAGATGGTGATACTTTCCAATTTGAAACCTCTCTTCAATCTACATCTTCTGAATACATTACGAAAGTATTAGGTGTTGACAACTTTGGTAAACCAAGAAACGAGGTTCCTCTCTTTGTAGAAGAAATATATCCGGGTTCTTTAACATATGGATATAATCTAAGTTATATTAGAGGATTAAATTGTAATTTGATTGCTTTACCAGGTGCTAGACCAGCAACAGGAACTCCTTCAAGTTCTTCAATTGCTTGGAAACTTCAAAAATATCAATCTCCTAAAACACCTTTCATTGTTTCTGAATTAAGAGGTAATAAAGTGTATGATTTGTTTAGATTTATCTCAATATCTGATGGAGATGCTGCAAACTCGGAGGTAAAAGTTTCTATTGCTAATATGTCATATAATAATATGACTTTCGATATTTTGATTAGAAATTTCTTTGACACAGATGCTAATCCAGTTGTAATTGAGAAGTTCACCAATTGTACAATGGACCCAGGCTCTAACAACTTCGTTGCTAAGAAAATTGGTTCTTCAGATGGTGAGTTTGCATTAATTTCAAGATATGTAATGGTTGAAATGGCTGAAAATGCCCCAATTGACGCATTACCTTGTGGATTTAATGGTTACACTCAAAGAATTTATGAAAGTGCTACAAATCAAGGACCTAATATTGTTTACAAAACAAGATATTTTTATCCTCAAGAAACAATTTGGAATCCTCCTTTTGGAAATACATCAGGTGGACCTAACACTACTTTAGCTCCTGGTGATGTTATAAGAAGAACATATTTAGGTTTCTCATCTTACTATGGTATTGATGATTCTTTCCTACAATATTTGGGACAACAAAACCCTCAAATTGATTGGGCTGATACAACTGAATCTATTCCTTGGAACGGACTTACTAAAGGTTTCCATATGGACTCAGGTGCTACTGTAATTTCAATAGGAAATATCTACACAACTAGTGGACAACCAGCATATGAGTGTGGTGTAGCTAACTTTACAGCTGACCCTGAAACTCAAGAAAACCCTTACTACTTCATTTATTCAAGAAAATTCACAGTATGTTTTGCTGGTGGATTTGATGGATGGGACATTTATAGTGAACATAGAACAAATGAAGACAGGTTCCAACTCGGAGCGTCAGGTTACTTAGCTGGGGCGGCACCTTCTGTAAGATATCCAAATGCTACAGGTCAAGGACTGTTCAAGAGAATTGTTGTAGAAAACAATACTCAAGACTTTGCTAACACTGACTACTACGCTTATTTGTTGGGTATTTTGACATACCGTAACCCTGAATCAACTAACATTAACGTTTTCGCAACTGCAAGTATCGACTACGTAAATAACTCTAACTTGTGTGAAGAAGCAATCGACATGATACAGTTCCAAAGAGCTGACTCTGTTTATATTGTTACTACACCTGACTACGATATGTATAGTCCTGATGGAAGTGACTCACTACAAATTATTTACCCTCAGGAGGCTGTAGATAATTTGGATAACACAGGAATTGACTCTAACTATACTTCAACTTACTATCCTTGGATTTTAACAAGGGATACTGTTAACAACACACAAATCTATCTACCAGCAACTGGTGAGGTTTGTAGAAACTTAGCTTTGACTGACAACATTTCCTTCCCTTGGTTCGCAACAGCGGGTTACACAAGAGGTTTGGTAAATTCTATCAAAGCGAGAGTTAAGTTGACACAAGAAGATAGAGATACTCTTTATCAAGGTAGAATTAATCCTATCGCAACATTTGCTGATGTAGGAACCGTAATTTGGGGTAATAAAACACTACAAGTTGCAGATACCGCACTTAACAGATTAAACGTAAGAAGATTGTTGTTACAAGCTCGTAAATTAATTTCAGCTGTAGCGGTTAGATTGTTGTTCGAACAGAACGACCAAATCGTGAGACAACAGTTCTTGGATAGTGTGAACCCAATCCTCGATGGAATTAGAAGAGATAGAGGTCTTTACGATTTCCGTGTAACAGTTTCTTCTTCTCCTGAAGATTTGGACAGAAACACATTAACAGGTAAAATTTACCTTAAACCAACGAAAGCTCTTGAGTTCATTGATATTGAATTCTTTATCACACCAACAGGAGCTTCGTTCGAAAATATCTAATAAGGAAGGGGGGATTAGCTCCCCCCTTTTTTTAGCCTTTTATGGAACCTATTATTAAAGAAGCTTTTATAGATGAAACAACCCCCGAACTCAAGTATTATGCTTTTGATTGGGATGATAATATTGTCCATATGCCGACCGAAATTATCTTATTAGATGAAGATGGTAATGAGGTAGGTATGAGTACAGAAGATTTTGCGAAGTACAGGACGGACATAGGAAAAAAAGATATTAATTATAAAGGAAAAAAAATTACTGGTTTTGCGGAAAACGCTTTCAGAAATTTTAGAACTGAGGGAGACAAGAAGTTTATAACAGATTCCCTCAAAGCAAAATTAGGACCCGCTTTTAAAGACTTCAGAGAAGCTATTAACAATGGGTCCATTTTCTCTATCATCACAGCCAGAGGACACAACCCAAACGCAATTAAAGAATCGGTCTACAACTACATTTTAACTGGTTTCGGAGGTATAAATAAAGATGAACTTTTGAAAAATTTACGGAAGTACCGTTCTTTTGTTGGTGAAGAAGAGATGGATGATGATGAGTTAATTAAGACATACTTAGCAATGAACAAATATTTTCCTGTGACTTTTGGGGACGAAAAAAATGCGATTAATCCTGAGGAGGCTAAAGTAATGGCGATGCAAGATTTTGTGGATTACATTAAAGGTATGGCTGCAGTTCTTAACAAAAAGGCCTTTCTTAAAAAAGATATAGGAAATAAATTCATTCCTTCTAAACCAGTTATTGGATTTTCTGATGATGATTTAAGAAATGTAGAAGTAATGAAAAAGGCTTTTAAAAATAAACCAGAGATAAAAACTTATTCTACTGCTGGAGGCAAGAAGAAAGAAGTAAAATAATATTTATCATTTCGTGAAAAAAGTAAATAGAAATATTTTCTAACACCCTATATTTATAGGATATAAACAATAGAAACAAAATTATAATAACATGGCTGATTTACTGATGAAAATGCCAATACCTTATGAACCGAAACGACAGAATCGATTCATTCTTAGATTTCCTTCTTCATTGGGTATAAATGAGTGGTTTGTTGAATCTGCAGCAAGACCATCTATTAAAATCGCATCAAAAGAAATTGAATTTTTGAATACGTCGACTTTCGTTGCGGGAAGATTTAATTGGGACCCAATTTCCGTTAAGTTCAGAGACCCAATTGGTCCTTCAGCAGCACAAGCACTTATGGAGTGGGTACGTTTACACGCCGAGTCTGTGACAGGTCGTATGGGATATGCTGCGGGTTACAAAAAAGATATCGACCTCGAAATGTTGGACCCAACGGGTGTTGTTGTAGAAAAATGGATTTTATACGGAACATTCTTAACCTCTGTAAACTTTGGTTCATTAGCATACAACACAGACAACTTAGCTGATATTACAGCGGAACTTAGAATGGACAGATGTGTGTTAGTATACTAATACTCTTTATTAAAAATCAATAGCATTTATATTTAACCGTAAAGACATAAACTTTACGGTTATTTTTTTATATGGAAGATAAATCAAGAGAATTCGGTCAACAGTTTTTAAGTTTACCACACGACGTAGTACCACTCCCCTCAGGAGGGAGATTTTATAAAAACAAAAAGAAATCCCTCAAGGTTGGATATTTGACAGCCGCAGATGAGAATATCTTATTGGGTGGTACAGATGATATCACAGGTTCTTTATTAAGAAACAAAATCTATGAACCTGATATGAGGATTGATGATTTGTTAGAGGGAGATGTTGAAGCGATTTTGATTTTCTTGAGAAACACATCATTTGGTCCTGAAATGCAACTAACTTTGATTGACCCTCAAACTAAAAAGAGTTTTGATACAAATGTTAGATTGGATGAATTGGATATAAAACAACCGAAACAAGAACCAAACGAAGACGGAACATATAACACCACACTACCAAAGTCGGGAGTTAATGTCAAATTAAAAATTCTAACCTACGGAGAACAAACGGAACTTCAAAAAATTTTGGACTCATATCCACAGGGTAGAGTACCACCTAAGGTAACACTTTTATTACAAAGACAAATATTGGAGGTAGATGGTAATTCGGACAAGGGAGAAATTGCGAAATTTGTTGAACAACTCCCAATATCAGATTCCAAATACATAAGAAATTTCTTGTTTGATAATGAACCAAGATTAGATTTAAGAAGAGTTGTAATTGCCCCATCAGGAGAAAGACTAACCGTGAACGTTAGTTTTGGGGTTGAATTTTTTCGCCCTTTCTTCTGATTATAGAAAAAACCAATTAGACGAGTTTTATTATTTAAGTACACTCCTTAAGGTAAGTTATTCAGACTTCCTAATCATGCCCATATTTGTACGGAAATATCTTTTGGATAAGTGGATAGAGATTAATTCACCAGAAAAATAAAAAATCTCTATTTATAGAAAAAAACACAAATGTTTTTTCAGACAACAGACGAACAGAATGAAGCTGCAAAACAGGCGGTTAAAGCCACGGATTTTAGTGCACTATCTGCTGAGTTAGATAAGACCCTGAAAAGGATGACGGATTTGAAAGAGGGGGCATCAGGACTTTTTGATATGTTCGAAGACTTGATTATTCAATCTGAGGAATTGAATAAGACCTTTGTTGGTGGTAGATTGAGAATACAGGAGATGCAAAAAGCGATAAACGACGCTGCTCCTGATGTAGTACGTTTAGGGGGAACATATGAAGATGTTAGTAAGACTATTAGTGAAATTGCTGCTGGTACAAGAACTCAAATTGTTGCATCAACAAAAGATGTAAGGGAGTTATTTGCTGCAGGAGAAATTATAGGAACATCGGTACTGAAAATAGTAGACGCCTTTGATAAAGTAGGAATAAGTTACGACAACATTGCAGAGAACTTAGCAGATTCCATAAGTTACGTTCAAGGAATAGGACAAAATGCGAAAGTGGTTATGCAATCCGTTGTTGCAAACACAGAACAACTTTCGAGATTTAATTTTGCGAACGGAGTTCAAGGGTTAACAAAAATGGCGGCACAAGCCTCAATGATGAGGTTTGATATGTCCAAAACATTTGATTTTGCCGAAAAAATGTTAGACCCTGAAGCGGCTATCGAAATGTCATCAGCTTTCCAAAGACTTGGAGTATCCGTTGGTAATCTAACCGACCCCCTTTCCCTTGTTAATCAATCTTTAACAGACCCATCAGGTTTACAGACTTCTCTGATAAACATGACAAAGCAATTCACTTATTTCGACGAACAAACAAGGAGTTTCAAGATTAATCCTCAAGGAATTTTGACAATGAGAGAGCTGGCTAACGCCACAGGAATAAGTGCAGCAGAGTTGAGAAAAACCGCATTAGCCGCGGCAGAGATGGATGTAAAACTTGCAAAAATTAACGCAACGGGGTTGAATTTTGAAGTTAGTGATGAAAATAAAATGTTGATTGCCAACGTTGCAAGGATGGGGGAAGGTGGAGAGTATGAGGTGAGCATCAAAGATGAAAGGGGGAATGAGTATCAACAGAAATTAACTGAATTAACTGAAACAGAATTCAAAAGACTTATAGAACAACAATCAAAAGCACCTAAAACAATTGAAGAAATCCAACAATCACAATTGAATACGGCTGAGTTGATGTTGGGGGAAATTAAAGGATTGAGAGAGACTATGTCAACCGCGTTCTTCAATCTACCCAATGTTCAAAGTTCAATAGAAAGTACAACAAAACTTACAAGAGAATCCATGGGAGCGTTTCAAAAAGTTATGCAAACATCGGGTTTCAGAGAATATTTGGGTAATGTTAGAAAAGAGGAAACCGCAATTCGACAACAGGGATTAACACCAGAAAAGGAAAAAGAAGCTCTCAACAAATTATTCACAGAAGCTACCGAATCAATAAAAAAACAAGCCCCTGAAATTTTGAGAGGAGCCGGCATTGCTATTTCTACAATCAAAGAAGAATCAAACGAACAAGTAAAAGCGTTCACAGATAGTGTCGACAAATATTTTAATATTCTTTTCAAAAGCGAAGATAAAAGACCCAAACCAGGAAGTACTCAATATGCCACACCAACACAATACGGACTTCTGTCAACAAGTTATGCGAACCCTGTTGCTGCGAG